ATGCAAAATTGCAGAATATAATAAATGGAAAAGATAACAATATATTAAGAGGGAAAGTAACTTACAACAATTCTAATAGATTTAATTTATATAAGATAACATCTCAAGATAATGTATCAGCTTTTGAAGCAGGAGAAAGTACAGATCTAGATGACGTAGTTGACATAAAAGGACAAACTATTGATAACAGTATAAAAAAAGGAAGACAATTAACTATTAACGCAGAAGAGGCTTATGATGAAAGTGACAGTTTTAATAGAGCAGAATGGGAAGCAAATATAAGGAAAGTACGTGGCCGTGCCTATGGTGTTGATGTGGCTGGGCACGCTTATGATGGGGACTTCAATAGTGATAAGATATGGGAAATCAACAAGGTTATACCTGTTGTTGATGTTTTTTGTGGTATTGATGGTAATATGTTGATAAATGATATTATGTTTCAAGTAGATTTGCAAAGAGGATCAATAACAAAAATTAATTTATTGGAAAAAAATGCGTATAGTTTGGTATTGGATGAACCTATTGTTGTTATGGATGAAAAGATTAGATAATGATTATATGGGCTAAAATAACACAAGCAGGAAATAGTGCAGCTAATTGGTTTAGGCAGCAAATAACTTATAAGGAAAAAGTGTCAAACTGTGCTGTTATTTATCCTTATGGGTTCCATGCTAATGCAGTTCCTAATGAATCACTAGCGTTAGTCTTTATGGTTGGATGTAATGCGCAAAATAAGGTAGGAATAGCCTATAATCCTAATAAGCGTCCTGATTTGAAGGAAGGTGAAGTTGCCGTATATCAGCCAACCACCAACACGGAAATTAAAATAGACCAAAGTGGAAATATTATAATAACAACTGATAATGATGTGGTTTTGAATTCAGATAATATCAATATAAATTCCGGCGACATTACTTTAAATGGAAATGTTGCTATTAATGGAGATTTATCAATTACGGGGAGTGTTACTAACGATTCAACTAATATTGGTAAAGGACATCTACATACTTTAGTCACTGAAGGAACAGATAATTCAGGACCTCCGGTACCATGACAACTGATATATTAATGACACCTGATACTAATGGAGATTATGACATTTCATTAGATGAGAGTGGCGATATTGCAAATGGTGATTTTTTTGATACATCACTTCTTTATAGTATTTTTGGAGAGCGTCGCGCGCTGTCTTCTGAAGTCCCTACCTCAAGCAGACGAGGCGGATGGATAGGTAATGAATTTGAAGACTATGAGAATGGATCGAAAATATGGTTGTATTATCAAGAATCATTAACAAGAACGATAATCAATAAGATTGAAAGCGAGGCAATAAATTCTTTGCAATGGTTATTGGATGATGATTTTGCAGTAGGGACTATTAATGCTACTGGTACAATGACTAATGAGTCGAGCATTTCACTCTTAATTGATATAAAAAGAACTAATTCAGAAGTTGAACAACGCTATTTTGAATTATGGAACAATACTGGAATAAACGACAATGCCTCTTAATATACCTGATAATTCAGAAGAAGTAATACAAAGAGCAAAAACCGATGTAAGAAGGGCGTGGGTAGGCTCCAATCCGTTTCTAAAGAATAGCGCTATTGCTGCTATTATAATAGGGTTTGCTAATAGGGTTTATGATTTTTATCTACAATTAAAAGAAGCTATAAAGCAAAGTTTTCCTGATACTGCAACTGACCAATTCTTAGAAAGATGGGCAGCCATATATGGGATAAATAGGCTAGCTGCTACAAAATCAATAGGTAATGTTATAGCCACAGGTACGCTAGGGTCTACAGTACCCCTAGGGAGCGTCTATGCGGCCACTGACGGCATTTTGTACACTACCACCGATGCAATTAACATCACCAACACAGCGTTGAACATATTGTCATTGAGCCGTGTAGGTGAGACAGCCTTTGCTGTAACCGCAGAAGACCACAATTTAGCTAGCAATGTAGTGGTAACAATATTAGGAGCCGTCGAAACAGAATATAATGGTGCAAAGGTAATAAAAGTAACATCGGCTAATGAGTTTACTTATGCAATAGGAGCCTCTGTAATAACGCCAGCCACGGGAACTATAACAGTAGAATATAATACTGGCATTATTCCTATTGAATCAAGCGATTTTCAAGATTCTGAAAATGATATAAATGTCAATTTAATATTGGATACACCTATTTCTTTACAAAGTCCTTTAGCGGGAATTGATGACATAGCAAATGTGGATTTTTTTGGCATAACTGGTGGTGTTGATCAAGAAAGTAATGCAAATTTAAGGTTGAGGTTGCTAAATAGACTACATAACCCAATTTCAAATTTTAATGTTGCAGCAATTGAAGAGCAAGCAAAATTAATCAATGGTGTGACTAGGGTTTTTGTACAATCAATAACACCTGATGTTGGTCAGGTTACTACTTACTTTATGCGTGATAATGATGAGGATCCAATACCCACACCCACGGAAGTACAAACCGTAAAAGATAGCATATTATTAATAATGCCAGCTCAGACTATAGTTGATGATGTTATTGTAAATGCGCCTATTGCAGAGATCACTAATTATGATTTTTCAGAATTAACACCCAACACAGTATCAATGCAAGCTGCTATAGATGCTAGTTTGGAACAATTTTATAAAGAAGATACGATAGTGGGTGTTGATATTACTTCTGAAAAATATATTGCAGCTATACAAGATTCAGTAGATAGTGGTGGGAGTAGCGTACAAACATTTACGTTATCATCTCCCGTGGGTGATATACCTATCGCCAATAATGAAATAGGTATTTTTGGAGAAACATCTTTTCCATAATGAATAACTTATTCAGCCTAAGAACATTAGAGAAAATGACAGAAAGTTTGGCAAGATATTTGCCACCAGGAAGACTTTTTGCTTCTAAATTTAATAGACAAAAAGATTTATATCTGTTTTTAAGAGGGTTGGCAGGTGAGCTTCAAAGAGCAAATAATTTATTGAGAGAGTATAATATACAATACTATCCTGATGAGACAACAGATTTTTTAGATGAATGGGAGCAAGCGCTAGGACTGCCTGACGATTGTTTCACTTTATCAACAGAGCCTCCATTGGTACAGCCTGACAATTCAATAGTAAGCAGGCGACGAAATATATTAATAAAATTAGCAGGAATGAATTTACAAACAGCTCAAGATTTTATAAATACAGCCGCTTTATTAGGAATGGTAGTAACTGTTGTGGGTGGATTGGACCCTTCAGTAATACCACCTATTACACCTATTAAAAGGGCAAGATTTACAATTGTTGTGACTTTTGTTTCATTAACTTCATTCCCATTGACATTTCCTATTTTGTTTGGAAGCACTCATTTCCCTATTTTGACATGTATATTTTTAAAGGGTAAACCAGCAAATTGCGATTTAATTTTTAACACAGTTTAATAATAGAGAATTAACTATGGAATTGTTGAATAATAAAGTTACCGGGTCTCAGTTGTTAGCATCAGAATGGAACCAGGTTCCAACCGAGTTGCAAAATATTATCACGCAAAGTGGTCAAACCCTATCTGATATTGATTTGGATCAGGTTGGAAAAGGGGTAGCGCAATATGTTGCTAATGGTGCTTATTATGAAGATATTGGCACAGCAGATAATATAAATTTGCAGCTTATTGGTTTAAAGCAACGTACGGATTCTTTGGTTGATGGAATGTTAATACGGTTTAAACCTGCATTTAATAATACGGGAGTCGCTAACATTACTTTTACACCCGCTGGTTTACCATCAGGATTACCTCTTTTTTATGATGATGAGACAGTGCTAGGTGCTGATGAATTAGTTGTTGATAGGTATTCAATAGCTATTTACAAAGATTCATTAGCTGCATTTATTCTATTGAATCCTTATGGTAAGGAAGATATACCCGGAAAGGTTTCTTTAAGTGACGAGATCAATGGAATAGAGGGCGTTAATGATAAAATAGCATCTACTCCTTTAGCTCTTAGCACCGCTATTGCTACCGTTTCTTTGGCAGGACAAGGTTTATTGAAAAAGAATTGGCAAACTTTAACTTATATTAATGATCAACAATTGAATTTTAGTGCAGGTGTGATAATTAACCAAGATGCCTCAGGGAGTATGACTTCAGTAGCTACTATAAAGGAAATACAGTTACCATGGGCCCAAGGGTCTTTTGTGGGAGGGCGAGCTAGTGCGGTGCCATTAACGTCAAATACCTGGTACCATTGTTTCATTATAAGTGATGATGGTTTAGCGATTAATACTGATGCGGGATTTGATACGGATTTAAATGCTGTCAATTTATTGGCAGATACTGCCGGTTGGACAAATTATAAATGGGTAGGGGCAGTATTTACAGATTCGGTGTCAGCTATAACAGAGTTTGATCAAATAAACGATAGTTTTTATTTTAAAGATAATGATACTATATTTGGTACATCATATGCTAGCCCTGAAGATCAAACTTATTCAGTAATTTCGCATAGCCCACTAAATTTACAAACGAATGCCATTATTCAAGCTGAGATAATTCGAAATAGTGGCAGTTCCTCTGGCTTCCATGCTTCCTTATATGTTAGGGAGACATATAAACCGTCTGTCTATAAAGACTTAGCTTCATTATATATGAACGCTGGTGGGGTTATTGGGGTAATAAAGACTTGTGCTAGAATTTATGTAAGAACTGATAATTCATCTACCTTTGAAGTTGATGTCCATAAAACTGATACCACAAGTAATCTTAGCGTAAATATAGAAAGATATGGCTGGGAAATTGATCGGGCTACTGTATAAAAACTATGGTTCTTCCTGTAGCAATGCCATTAATTCTTTTGCATAATATACAGCACTTTTTACATTACTTGCTGGTGAAAAATCACAATAACTAGGATTAGATAATATACTTTTTAAACATTCCGATGAAAAAAATTCAATTTTTGTCATTCCTGCATATCCTTTAGTATCTGTAATATCACCATAATATGGATATGCCGGGGAATTAGTATTTTTCACATAGTTAGGGGTTGGCATTCTTGGCTCCTGTGTAGGGTGTTTTTTTTTCATTGGTCCGATATAAACCATTATTCATCTCCATTGTGAAATATCCTTTTAATAACTATTATATAAATTGATTTCAGATTCTCGACGTCTAATTAGCCCATTTAATTTTCTTCCACGTGCGTATACCCATCGTCTGAATTGTTTAGGTACACTCTCATAATCATACCTATTAATGACTTTCCTCAAGGTTGAAGCTTGCAATGCGCCTGACCCTAAATTGAAAGTAAACGATACTAAAGCATCATATTGGCCATCGGTGAGTGGGACATTTATCCATTTAAATACCCCTCGTTGTGCTGTTTGCAGATCATCACGCAATAGCTCGTCTGCATAATCTATGCTTATTCCATTATAGAATTTATAGGATTCTATTACTTTAACTAGGTGACCATATCCTATGGTTCTGTAACCAGCTGGACATCGATACATTGTTGGGCTAAAGCCCTCAAAAAGCTTGATTAAATCGAGTCCTTTTTCAGTAATATTACGCATGCTCATCTTTTCCGTGCGCAGTTGATGGTTCTATTGCCAAACCAAAAACTAACAATAGCGGCAAATAAAGTTTGTGTTTCCACATCCCATATCTGTGGCATAGCCATGGCAAATGATAGTGATGCATCTGTCATCAACAAATAAAGTGCACTTATTTTAACGGTGGCGAATAAAGCAAAGAAAGAGTATGTAATCAATGGCCGTACGGACGCTCTCATGCTCTCCACCCACGAGCTACCTGTCAACTGGCTGTCATGCTTGTATAGGGCTTCGCTTTGGCTTATATCGGCTTGTACGTTGATTTCTTCTAATCGTTGTTGTGCTCCTAATCGTTGTTGCTCCATCTGACGATCAATGATAGCTAATTCCTGTTTCCTGTCTTGCTTTTCCGTCCATATTTTCAAGAACTGAGGGAATGCGCTAGAGAAAAAACCTAATAAGCTTCCTAAAAGTGTGAACATATTTTACCCCTAAATTTACATACTACACATAACGAAATAATCCCAATTTTTTGTGGGTTCAGGTATCCGATCAATTAATTCTATATAATGGAGTGGATCATCAGTTGTAGAACACATAAGCTTAAAAATCTCTTCATCTCTTTTATAAATTTCACGTTCATTTTGGCAACATCGATCATTAAGGTATTCATAATTACCAGGCAATTCAAAATAAATTATTTCCTTAATATCACAATGAATAACCATAAAGCATGTCTTCTCAATATCATCAGTCATGCTCGATATTCTCCATTGAAAATAGCTTCAATACCTCACCACGGAATATAGAAGTGTGCCGGTTTGTTTTGTCAAGTTCTACATATAATTTATATAACCATTGATCATATTCAATATTTGAGTTGCCAATATTATGAATATAATTACTTACAAAGTGATCAATTATCATTTTGAACTGAAATTTATTGTATTTCTTGTTTGGATCAAATGTAAAACTATCTTTATTGTCTGTCATTTTTTTCTTCCATTATTGAATTATATATAGATTCTCTATATATTTTAATTGAACAATCAAAATCAAAACCTATATTGTAATAAGATTTAACCTTTCCAAAGTAATGAATTTCTGATTGTACATTTTTAAAAAATTTATAATGATTATGTAATGGTAAAAATAAATTATGCGATGAATATTTACCATTAGTCAAGTTAACTTGAAAAAGTATAGAATGATCATTGGCAGTTATTAAATCAAGGGATATATCTGTATTATCGGATTCATCTATTAAGATTATTTTTTTATGTTCTTTATTAACCCCTAATACAAGCATGCTATATCCCCTGTAATAAATGCTAAAATTTAAAATTCCAAAATGGTGGCCTTCTCGGATTGACGACCTTTGCATTTTTCCATAAATCTAAATCTGTTTTTTTATAAAAAATAGACCTACCATCTTTCACATACTTTGGTGATATTTTTCCTCTTAAAAATACACGACTGCGTGACTGGTTAAGAGACTGCCAACCAATCCCTAAATACTTGGCAGCCTCTTTTGTATTCAATAATTCATCATCCATTATCAGAAACAATTTCCGAGTTCATTAACTGATGAAAAACATAATACAATTCATATCTTTTCAATGCCTTGGCTACTAAAGAAGAGTCTAGTGGTTCGTTTTTAACTTCTGCAATAATAGCTTTTAACTCTTGATTAGATGCGTCTTTATGACCAATCATCCATGTTAATATTTTACCGTTTTCTCCATTACCTATTAAATACTTTTTCTTTTTAGGACGCTTAGGTAATTCGATACTATTGGTCAGTGCCCACTTATTAATATAACGATTTCCATTAAATTGATTAAATGATTTATTGAGTTGAGATAACTCATTTATCATTGCAACTACATCATCCCATGTTGATGGGTTGAAATTAACTTCATTAAGATGGTTAAAAGAAATTTCTCTTTTTTGTTGCAAAGTCAATAAATAACCTTTTTCTATTGAGATATTTTTATACAGCTTAGAAGCTTCCTTATAAGAAGCGCCCGCAGTAATTAAATCCTTACAAATATCATCCATATTTTTATTTTTATTATGCCCATCAACCACTATATTTTCAAAGTTACTCATATTAATCTCCACATCAAAGTAATGTGAACAATGTTGTTGGTCAATTATATGCTAATTTTATATAATTGTCATCATTTAAATTATGTAGGTTATTTAGCCTCTCGTATGTTTCTTGTAACTCAATATCAGCGTCATAATCACAATCGTATGACTCATCAACAACCATATGATTTTCTACTAAATTTACTTCGTAACTCATAATAACTTCCTTTTTCTTATATAGATTATTAAAATAATCAATTAATAGTAATTATAGCTTGATTTAAATGTATGTCAACTACTTTATCATTAAAACTCGTATTTTATTACCGTTGCATATTTTCCTGCATTATTTACAAATATTTGGGATGGTCTTGTTAAATGCTTTGCGTTGCTGGTTAATTCGTATACATTTAATGGCATTTTTTTGTCTTTATTTAACCACCTTTTTTTAACCCACTTCTTTCCTTCTCTTCCTGCCCACCCATCATGGTCATAACAAACCCACTCACTGAATTTACTTAGCCCTTCCGTGTGGTAGGTAACGCGCATAGATGTTTTTGAGCCTTTTTTATAATGCAATGAATAAGATACACCCGCAACATTTATCCATTTTTGTAATGATTTCTTTTCCATATCAGAAAAAAGCTTACTATCTGATGCGTGTTTGGTTATTTTCTCTTCGGCCTTTTTGAATAGATGATCGCAAAATATACAATTGGTTGATACGATAGGATTTAATGTTAAGCATTCTGGGCATTCTTTTAATGGATTACTTAAACATTTAGTGTGCCCTCTCATTTCATCTTGTTTTTGGATAATGATATTATCAATTGGCCCTAATCTTTCCGTGTTTCCTGCAAAATCCATCACTAAACAAAACTTTTTACCAGGTGCTACCCGTAATCCTCTCCCAATGGCTTGTACATGCAACACGGGACTTTTAGTAGGTCTTAACATGGCTATTAAGTCAATATGAGGCGCATCAAATCCCGTGGTTAGGATGTTTATGTTAACAACGGCTTGATAACCTTTGTTTTTGATATTGTCTATGATTGATGCCCTATCAAATTTATTCAACTTGGAGTGCACCACCACGGAATTTATACCTTTCTCCTTTAAAGTGTCATTGATGTGATTGGCATGTTCAATGTTAATAGCGAAAATGACCCATAATTTTAAATTCTTGCCATATTGTATTATTTCATCAATAGCTTTATCGGTTATTTTTTTCCTGTCAAAGGCATCCCCTAAATCTTTAATATTAAAATCACCAGCCGTGGTGCGAATAGTGTCCAATGACAAATTGGGATTTAATTTTTGATAAGTATTCTTAGTAATAAGTTGGCTTAAATAGCCTTCTTTAATAAGTCGCTGGTAATCATCCAATTGGTAGGCTATACAGTTGAACAGGGCGCCATTTCCCTCCGTCAATAGGCCGTGGTTAGTTCGATAAGGGGTAGCTGTCAAACCCACGTAGGATGCGTTAACGGAGCTTAGGAAGGACCGGTACATTGTGTCAGAACGCATGGGGATCAAATGGCATTCATCAATAAGGATAATAGAAAAATGCTTAAAAAGTTCTGGGCTTTTATGGACACTTTGAATGCCAGCCACAGTAATTGGAGTGATCGTGGTTGAATTTAAACCTTTACTATAAAGGCCAATAGGATGGGGCAATTGATACTCATTAAGAGCAGCATAGTTTTGCTTTAATATTTCAAATACATGCGATAATATTAAAACATGATTATCATCATTCAATAATCGTTTGACAAATTCACATATTATAAGAGTTTTCCCGGACCCAGTGGGAAGAACAGCCAAGGGATATTTTTTATTCTTTAATGATTCAACGAGGGCATTAACTGCCTCAATTTGATACCATCTTAGGTTAATAGTGGGCATCCAATTATGGCGCAAACAAAGTCATTATTTTATTGTTATCAAATAACATTGTTCTTTCTTTATTGATTGTTTTCAAAATTAATATCCCTTCTTCTGAAATAGCATGTATTTTAATATATTTAATAGAGGGATATCCAGCGCCAGTTTTTCTAGTTTCAATGCAATATATAAAATTTTCAGTAATAAAATTCATATCGACTAATGATTCAAATAGACGTACCCCTAATTTTACATATTGTTTGTATGATGATTCGATAAGATTAAGAGGTAGTTCATTATTAAGGAAAAGATAATATGGTAAAACCTGTCTTAATTCAAATTTATATGGACCATACCATGATCTTGAATAAGTATGTATATCAAGATAGATAGGATTGAATTTTAATTCACGCATTTTCTCACAATCGATTGATGTCATGATAAACCCCATCCCATCTCATGATTATTACATCCTTTTTTTTGCTCTTCTACAGATAGGTTTTTATTATAAAAATCACAATGCCATTTTCCATCACTAATGATTGATACATTTTTGCAAGTTCTGCAATTTTTAGATATCTTATCTTTTGAAGTATGACATATATTTTTATATTGACACCATTTACAAGCATACCATGTTGGTGAAAACTTTTTAATTGGGATTTCTTCGTGCGTGATGATGTCATAGCATCTTTTGATTAATTCTTCACAAAAGTCCTTTTTATATTCGATCACCTCAAAATGATAATCGGAATCATTCTTACTATACCCAACATAAAGACATTTATTTAATTTAAGATGGTGCATATAAAGCTGAACTTGCGAATAGTAAACAAAATTAGCCTTCCTCACTTTATGTTTTGTTACATCGTTAAAATTGCGTTGATTATGTGTTTTTATTTCCAATAAATATTCGCTTTCTTCATCCCCTGGAATACCTTTAATTATCCCATCAATATGACCTTCCAAGTGACCATCTAATGTACTTAATTCTTTTTGCTGATCATAAATTTCACAACCTATCTTTTTCAAGTCATTAATTATGAATGCTTCCGAAATATGTCCGGTGAAAAATATTCTTTTTGTTCTTTCATTAAAATTGTTTTCACCCAATACATGGTGGAATGAATACCATAGCTTGCGCTCGCATTCATCCCCTACCATGCTCATCCCTAATTGACCTTTCCGCTTAGGTTGACTCGAAATAATATCAACCAAATCATCAAGGATGGCTTCTTTATTATCAACTGCTATTGTATTTATTAAGTTTTGTATCTTTTCCATAACTAAATTATAACCTTACCATTTACTATCATCACTTAACTTTTTAGGATCAAAAGAGGTATCCATTTCCCCTTTGTAAGGTTTATAATTTTTAATTTTATTGCGCTCTGGGTTATCACCTTCTTTTTCAGTGATAGAAACAACGATTGTCATTGGTTTATTATGGAGTTCTACAGTATTACTAATACTAACCAATGCAACGGCTCTACAAAGTGTAGAAAGTTCTTTTTGACCTATCTCAAGCGCTATAGGATTGGGGTTTTGAATGGTAATCATTTGCCATATTGTGCCTCCTTTATATTTACCATCCATGATAACAAATTGAAGATTGGCATATTGTCCCTTAGAAGGATCATTCCCTTCTAATTCGGCTTTTTTTGTTAATTTTAGTTGACTGTCTTTAATTTCCGCATTGTATTCCCCAATAGGGAAAACTTTATATTCTCCTATTGATGCGTGATCATCTGCAACAAAGCGTTCAGTTAGGTCGGTTGATTGTCTAGGTTGTGTCATGTTTTATCTCCTGAATAAATTTTATTATGAATCGCCTTCAACGAAGGCGCCTCCTGTTGACTTAATTTACCTGATCGGTCTTTTGCCTCATATTGACCATCACGTGTTGCTTGTATGTAATGGACGGGATTTCCATTATCATCTTTAGCAAGGCGTAAACAAAATACCTCATCAAATAAATAGGCAATATTATATGCCAACTTATTGCCTGGCATCGCTGGTAAGTAGAATGTTAAACTGGTAATATCGTCTACTATCCGTTGTTGTTTGGCTATCATCACCACATGATAATTAGGCAAATCACGGAATCTCTTCATGATTTTAGTCATTCTGTTAAAAAGCTCACCATAAGCTTTCCTCCCATCTTTGCATTTTTCTAATTCTTCAGCTAGGACAACTTCTGCAATTTCTGTGATTGAGTCTAATATTATCCATTTAAAATTGGGCATCTTCGGCTCTTCTTTTTCGGGAATTACTGCTTTTACATTAGAATCGGGAGGAAGAGCTATTTTGAAAGTATTATTAATCGGTGGTTCATCAGCTTTGTTTTGTTCAATTTCAGGCTCTTCCAATTCTATTTTGATGCTATTCATTTCTAGTAATGATTCATATATGTTGGCTAATTCACCTATTGTTGATATCTCAATGACAGAACAGTGTTCTGGTGCAAAATCTTTAGATCCTTTTTTTATTAATTCTTCCTTATCTTGGTTTAATGATAACAGCCCACTTTCTGCGCTTATTATCAATGTCGGTTCATTCGTAGTTGCAGCAAGCACTGTTTTGCCGGATCCTGCTGGACCATGAATAAGTATTTTTAGACCGGAATCATGTATAACTTCTGATATCGATTTTATTTTTATAGCCATTCTTTTATTCCCCTTTTGAATTATCATCTATCATATGCGAAATTGATATGCTAGCACCTTTAATATAAGCATCAGTTAAAGGAGAATCGCTTAAATTAGCGCGGGTTAAGTCAACACCTATCAAGTCAGCATATTTAAAATCAACTCTCCAAAAAGTAGTGTTAATACAATCCGCACCTCTCAAATCAGTGCTTCTTAAATCGGAACCTGTAAAATTAGCGTCTCTTAATGTAGCGTGGTATAATTTAGCACCTATCAAGGTAACATTCACAATATGGGCTGCACTTAAATTAGCACAACTAAGATCAGCACCCACCATCCATGAATCAGTTAAATCCGCATCAATCAAGTTAGCATTAGTCAAGTTAGCATGTTGAAAGTTAGCATTTCTCAAATCAGCGCTTTTTAAATAAGCCCTACTCAAGTTAACACCTCTAAAATCAGCCCTTTCGCCTTCTTTACCTTCGCTATTTAGCCATTTTTTGTGCTTTTCTAAAATTATTTTTATATCTGATTTAGTCATATCCATCCTCATTTTAATCTGAATTATTTCAACTAATAGTGATTATACTATAATATTTTATATTGTCAACTTTTTAAAAGTTACTATCTGTTTTCTATTTCTCTATTTTTCATGGTATGTATATAGTGTTCTATGGGGAACCCATCGAAACCAATCTGCGCTCCATATTCCCACTCATATATACTTTTGTAAGGAAGAAAAGAGCATTTTGGATAATTAATCATAGGATCATTATCATGAATATGTTGTGTAATAGGAAGGTTTTTAAAGCGCTTAATTGACCATTTAAGCACGCAACGGGGAGCACCAAATGTAATAACCTTAACTATTTCATATCCTCTTAATTCGAGCATCCGGGCTATTAACAATGCAACGGAGCCTCCTAATGAATGGCCCGCTATTGTTATTTTATGTGTCTTTAATGTGCAAGCTCTATCTACCTTAGGAAATAGACGTTCTGCTAAAACTAAAGTTGATTTGTTACAGAATCCAATACCTGGTCTATACCACGGCATGCATTTTAAACTATTAATAGTTGCCAAAATACGGTCAACATTTTTAAATAAAAGCGTAGTAGTGTCAACAGGTCCATAAAAAGCAGTGAAATACTCATTAGGTTTATTTATATAAAATTCTTTTATCATTTCAGCTAATTCAAGATCAGGTACCATAGTTCACCCCCACGAAAGTATTGAGAATCAATCCCGTTTATCAAAAATATTTTATTAATCCCCTTGCGGGGTGCTCTTTCAATATGTTGATCAGACCATTAAACAACATAAAGAAAGAGCAGACCTAGCAATAAACAACATCATTCACAAATTAATTGGAATAAATCATTGCTAAGCAAAACCAATATACACCACAAATACTCAAATGTCAACCGAAAGTAAGCAATGGTTCTTCTTCTTTTTTTATTTCAATAGTTGGAGCGGCGGGAGATTCACTAATACATTCCCAAAAGATATGGTTTTCATCTAATTTATTCATAGCACTTTTAGAAAGGCTCGGTTTATACCTAACACAATCTAAAGCCAAATCATTATCATCAAAATTTTCTTTTAATTCAATCCATTTTGATTCATCAAGTTTGTAGGATGTGTTGTATTTTAATTTCAAATCTTTATATTGAGAATTAGATTTCCCGATCTGTTCTCCCATAATCTCTTGACATATTTCTTTTCTTAGTCGCATTTCTTCGGATTTTGCATCATCTAGCTTTTGTTTTTGAAAAGCCCAATCTCGGATTTTAATTTCTAAACTTTCTTTGTACTGAAAACCAGGCTTTATAGTATTTACTTTCATTTTACATCCTCGTAATAAGGCGCCCCTGCCAATGCCGGATGGGGACAAAGACATAGTAGGAAAGGAAGGAAACCTACGTTAGGGCGCGTAATAGTGCAGTTGATTCGTATAACCCGCGCTATACTGGCTCAACTGCTAGGCCGTAGTGTTGAATGCAGTTGATTTTGCGCACCAGGAGGCTTATAAGACCAAAGGCACACACGGCTCAACTGCTAAGCCGTATTATTAGCATGTTAGTGTTCTGACCAACGGAACTACCACCCCATTGGGCATGACCCCATCAAGGACGGGCAGGAGTCGAACCCGCGACCTCTAACATGCTAACAATATTCAATGCAGTTGATTCGTAGGACAGACGACCGGGGCTGCCTACCGGCTCAACTGCTAAGCCGTAAAGTGACGGCACCCCAAGGTTACCGCCCTCTTTAATAGTGTGCAGCTGATTCATAGGATAGACGACGGAGGCTACCTATCGGCTCAACTGCTAAGCCGTAGGGCAACGGCATCCCAGCGCGCTGCCGCCCTTATTGAAACAGTGTGCAGTTGATTTAACATGCCATCATATGACCTTATAAAGCTTAGGCATGCAAGGCTCAACTGCTAAGCCATATTTGTGCAGTTGATTTGCATGATCTCGGAGATCACGTACGGCTCAACTGCGGAAGCCGTATGGTTTAGCCGGGCGGGAAGTGCTCTTGCCACACTGAATTGCCGGCCTCCAATAGGGGTTAATCTAATAGCTTAATAGTCATATAATTGGTTAAGGTTCTTAAATTGGCCATAAAAGGTCTACAGCTTTGATTAAAATCCCAATCCATATAAGGTGAAAAGTCCGTAGTGTTCGCCGGAGTTTGGATTGTTTTAGCATCACAATCCAGTTTACTTCTCAATATGAACGCATTATTACCATTAATTATTCTTAGATTCAACTCAGTATGAGAGTAAAGGTGTAAATCTGAATATTCACCCACATTCTCCACATCAAATCCAATCGTAACTAATTGTTCACCACCCCCCCTTAAACTGTCAAATTTTGAGTTATAAAGTAGCGTATTTTTTGCGCTAATATAAGCCGGAACATTTTGCGTGTCATAGGCCGCATAACCAAACTCAAAGCCTTCGACAACACCTAGTGGCACTGGGTGCACAATCACATAGCGATTCCTGCCGTTCTTGGGTGCCCAAGGTATCCCTACCATTATATAGTCGAGGCCACCCACGGTTATAATATCACCTACATTAGAAGGGATATGCTTATAAGTATAGGTTGTGCCAGAAAATACCATTGCGCTGCATAAAACCAAACTTAACGCTATTAATGCTTTTATTGATTTCTTCATTATATTCCTCTCATTTTTGAAATAAAATAAAGTCCTTTTTAAGAATTACTCATATCCTATGAATAAAGTACTATTGTACGCGTAAATTACTTTATGTCAACTATTAAATGATATTATATTGCTATAGTTCTTCGGATGAATTTTTCATCGATTTACTATATTTGTCAATCCACTCTTCTATTGCTTTTTTATCATAAAGGACTGATCGCCCTAACTTGATATATATTGGGGAAGGGTAGCCATATAGGGTTCCCATCACTCGTGAGGTTCTTAATGTGAATTGAGAGCAACCAATGTATTGTGCAGCTTCTTTTGTTTTTAGTCTTTTTATGAGCATAATTTGTTATTTTCCTTTAATTAAATTCCTATTATCTTCCCCCATAGATCCACAAAATAAATCTGACCATAAATTAAAATGAAGATTTGTTGTGCTTTCAGAAGTCCATAATTTTTTAAATATAATCAGATTATGTACAATGCTATCGTTATCATAAACCCACCCTGGTATATCAAGTCTATACTTATGGTAGTATACCTCTAATATATGAAATACCTCTATGAAGTTATTAATATACATACCGTCGTAGTTTACCCTTAATAATGCACATATATTCCTTACTATTAATTCATTATTTCTAGTCATTTAAATCCCCTAGTTATATTTCTAAAAAGCGCATATACTCATGAAACTGATTCTTCCAACAATAAAAAGAAAAAGTCTGATCATTTTTATAAGTCTTTAATTCTTTAAATCGCAAAAGATCAGTAATAATGTCATTATGATTGCGACCTTTAAGCTTATATACATAATAGAGAAGATATATTTTTATAAAATCATCAATATTGACATCTTTATATTCTATCCCACAACTCGAATATAGTTGTTTTATTTTTGCGTTATCTAATGAACGACGCCTTTTTTTCAATTCTTCATCATTTATGGCTCATAATCCTCAGGAAATTTAGTGCCTTCCAAATAGCAATGGCTCAAGTTAGAAAACCTAAAATTTACCATGCGGAAGTCAGCACGCCTTAAATCAGAACCGTACAAGTTAGCACCAGTCAAGTTAGAATACCTGAAATCTGCATTATTTAAATTAGAAAAGCTCAAGTTAGAATAACTTAAATCAACACGCATTAAATCAGCTCCCCATAACGTAGCTCCTGTAAAGTCAGTATTTTCTAAATCGGAAAACTGTAAATTAGCATTTTTTAACCAAGCACCTCTAAAATCAACACCTATCATCTTGGCACGTTTTAAACAAGTATCTGTCAAATCAGCACGGCTTAAATTAGCAGCCATTAAGTTAGCATCAGTAAAAATAGTATGTCTTAATCTGCAAAAATTTAAATCAATACCTATCAGTATAGATTCTCTTAAATCAACACCATCCAAATCCTCACCTGTTAGTACTTGATGACTTAAATCAGCTTGCTCACCTTTTTTGCATTTACTTTCCAACCATTCTTTATGCTTTTCCAAAATAATATATAAATCTGATTTTTTCATGGTTTATAATCCTTAGGAAAGATAATAGTATGATCTAAATAGCATTTTTCCATGTTGATATTTTTAAGATTTGCTGTACTAAAGTCGGCATTTTTTAATGTAACTCCCCTTAATTTAGCGTTACTTAAATTAGTATACAGAAAACTGACATAGCTCAAGTCCGCATCAGTCAAGTCAACACCAGTCAAGTCAGCGCCATTCAAGCTAGAGCCTATCAATTTAGCGCCATATAACTCAGCATTTACCAAGCGAGCATCCCATAAAGAAGCCCCTAAAAAATCAACTTCTTGTAAGTTAGCATTCATTAAGTTAGCTTCTTTTAAATCAGAACAATTTAAGCTAGCGCGAGTCAAGTCAGCTTTACTTAAATTAGTATTTCTCAATTTAGAATAATTTAAATTAGCGCCACTTAAATTAGCTTCACTCAAGTCAGCTTCACTTAAATCATAACCGACTAAGTCAGCGTTACTTAAATCAGCTCTTTCGCCACTTTCTCCTTTGGTATGCAACCATTCCCTATGTTTTTCTAATATGATTTGTAATTCTGTTTTATTTATTGTTGTATGTTCATATCCTTTTAATAATGTACATGTAACAAAATAATCCCAATCTGTGGTAGGTTTATATAATTTTTTAAAAAACGGCTCGCATCTCATAATAAACGAAAGTTCTTTATTTCTTTTATCAGTTTGAAATGTATCTTCACAATTTGAATCATCTAAATGTTTATAGTTGCCCTTTAATTCAAAAAAATAAAAACTATCAATTGATTCGCGTTCATTATAGGTATGTCTTACCATAAAGCATGTGTATGTAATCATCGTACTTTTCTCCTTTTTATAATCTATAATCTATCGTAACGAAATAATCCCAGTCCTTAGTGGGTTTCTCTAATACAGTTACTTCCCATGAAAAATCTTCGTTGTTTTCTTTATTAACATTTTCGCCATGAATTAAGGCTAATATTTCTTTGCTATGAAATACATTATTTACGTGAAGTTCATCTAGGTGACTATAATCACCTTCTTTCTCAAAAAAAACAACGTCACGATTAGTGTATTTGTCGGTTACAAACTCACTGATATGAACCATAAAACATGTTTTTTTAGTCATCATAAATTCCTCTAATATATTAAGTTGAAATCCGACTTAACTACCCTGAATAACATACCTCTTTGACTAATAACCCTGACTGTCCACTCATAGTTAATAAGAGGGAAAGAGTTACAATCCATGCTTTATTGAAGGTTTTCTCCATCTCAAGCATTACTGTAGCTAATTGGAAGCTTTCCGGGGCAATGGCGAACAGCAATAGTGGTGTTACCAATGGTGTCAGTAATAACAGGCTATAAAACATCATTTTTGTTTTATACCAACTTATTGGCTCCATACCCCTTTCGTTTAATTTTTGGTTATCTAGTGCCATTTCCATCATAGTTCTTGTGATATTGATGGTTGATAACCCGATAGCAGCAATCAATAGTGTTGTGGCTAGTGGGCCAGAAAGAAAATGGATACTAACTAGCATCAAAAAGGCTAATAACGTAGCCGTTATGCGCACTGCTTTCCCCGCGCTTGTGTCACGCTTAGTGAATAATGCCAATGGCTTCACAAGGCTTTGTATGCATCCTATCACTCCCGTAAGCGTTGGGGTGGGGCTGGTTTCAGAAGAATGGAATGTATAAGCTACTTCTGGCGTTGGACTGATATTGCATGACAACCGTCGGTTTTTTTCCACTCCTTCTTTGTTTTCTTGTGAAATTGGGGAAGTAGATGGAATAAGGGGCTTGTCATCCACCACGGGAGAAAGCGGTTTAGTCCATACTGTTTTAAAATTATCGGTTGGAGCGTCCAGTGCCATAATTGCCTCTTATTAAAGTAGGGACAGCTGGAATATCCAGCTGTATTTAAGGTATACACCCTACTTTAACAAAATAATCCCAATCTTTCGTAGGTTCTTTTAAAACGGCAATAATAGATTCACTATCATAAACAATATTATCAATAAGATCGTATAGTTCATCTTGGAGGCGTTGTGGGCTATTTTCATGGTTTAGGTTTATTGTTACGTCATTTAAATGGCGATAATCACCTTCTAATTGAAAAAACATTGAAGGTTCGTTCCCATAAAATTCCATTTCAAATAATGTCTTCATTTAAGGTATAACCCCTACTTTCACAAAGTGATCCCAATCTTTCGTAGGTTTTTTTAAAGTGGTTATAATGTAATAAAAATTAGGAAAAGGATCTGAATCATTACCGTAAAGTAGTCCCATTAATTCATTTTGTTGCTCCTCTGTACTTTCATAACCATTTATTTCCACTTCATTTAAATAACTATAATCACCTTCCAATTCAAAAAACAGTGAAGGTGCTTTTCCATGTAGTTCCAATAAAAACAGTGTTTTCATTTATCCCCCGTTTAAGGTAAAAACCCTACTTTAACAAAGTAATCCCAATCTTTCGTAGGTTCTTTTAAAGGGGTTATAATTAATTCGCCACCTTCTTTGTAAACAAGATCATACAATTCATCTTCAATGTTTTGTGGGTCCTCTCCCTCGTTTATATTTATTCCATTAAAATGTCTATAATCACCCTCTAATTCGAAAAATATTAAAGGGCCAGCTCCATAAAACTCCATAGCAAATAGCGTTTTCATTTCTTCTCCTTTTAAGGTATGAAACCTACTTTTATAAAGAAATCCCAATCTCTTGTGGGCTCTATTAAAGGGGTTATAATATAATTATGGCCAGAACAATAAATCAGATCAATTAATTCATCACTATGCAAAGGGTTATCACCATTTATCTGGGCTCCCTTTAAATGACGATAATCACCATCCAATTCAAAAAATATTGCATCGTCTTGCCCGTAGTGTTCAAGTAAAAACAGTGTTTTCATTTCTTTTCACTCCAAAATCTATAATGAATTATAGTAAAATAGTCCCAATTTTTCGTGGGTTCCTTTAATTCTGTTACTATCAATGACCAATCTTTGTTGTTCTTTTTGTTGATTTTATCTCCATAAATAAGTGCCAATACTTCTTTGCCATGCTCTATGTTATTAATGTTAGAGTTATTTAAATGGCTATAATTACCTTCCTTTTCAAAAAAAGCAGTTTCTAGCAATCCGTTATCTTTATACATATAAACCATAAAGCATGTTTTCATGGCATTTACTCCACTGTACATGTAACAAAATAATCCCATTCCTTTGGAGGCTCAAATAACTCTTTGTGAAGAGGGATATCATTTTTGTTATACATAAGGATTTCAAGCTGTTCGTTTCTTTCCTTTCTTAAATCAACTATCAAATCATCATTGTTAGTGAATTTAGAATCATCAAAATACCTATAGTCACCTTTTAATTTAAAAAAAGTAATTTCATGTCCAAGATTATCTTGCTTATTACAATCTATCACTAAAAATAATGTATATACATCGCTATCATTCATTGGTTTCATCTTCCTTGGGTATGTGATATATCCTGCTAAGTAATCAACACTTACGCAAAAGTAATTAGCAAATTTCATTAGCAATTTAATAGAAGGGCTTTTAATAATCTTTTTTTCTATTTTCCATACATGCGATTTATGAGTATTCACGGCATTGGCAACAACCTCAAGTGTAACGCCTTTTTTTGCGCGTAACTCTTTTAATTTTATTCCTAATGACTTAGGCATATGCCCTCCCTTTTAAGGTTCAAAACTTATTTTAACAAAGTAATCCCAATCCTTTGTCGGTTCATACAATTGATTTATAATATAATTACCATCTTTATCAAAAATAAGATCGTATAATTTTTTTTGAATAGAAAGTGGTAAATCGTCATCAGCAAAATTAATGCCATCCAATTTCCTATAATCACCCTCTAATTCAAAAAATATCAAAGCACCTTCATAGTATTCCATTAAAAATAATGTTTTCATTTATCCTTCAAAGACATAAAATGCATCATCACAGTTCGCACGCTCATCTTCATTATTTTCCATATATATTATCTTTTCCATTTGATGTTTTCGAACGGAAACATATCTTTCAAGGCTTGATATAAAAATCGAATAATCAAGCGTCTCTGAAAATTTATTTTCTTTTACCAATGATTTCATGGCTGCTTCAAAAGATGATCGTGGGGTGTTTAATAAATGGTTCACCATCTCTGTTCTGATTATTTTTTCTACTTTAATTGCTTCAATTTTACTATTTTTGTTTTCTGAAGTTTTCATTAACATAAATCTCCTTTCATAGATGTAATGTACTTTTTTGCTTTATCTATATAAATACCGATATAAGGATAATAGCGTGGCCCATTTTCTATTTGTACAATTTCAACAAGCATCTTAAAAAGATTAAAAAATTGCCCTTCAGTTTGCCGTTCCCTGATGTATAAACAATCTTTAGTTTTTGTATTCTTGCAAGTAAGAAAAGTAGCTGTTGCAAATTCAATATAAATATCGTCTATTTTATTCATATGTTTTTTTTTCATTTTGTGTGTCATGTCGACACCCTCAACTCTTGCATATTGTTCTTTTAACTTTTTATGTGCTATGCAGGAATGTAGCTGAAAATAAGCAATAGCGTTTTCTAAATCTGATTTTTCTATTTCGCAGTGAAAAAATGGCCTAAATACATTAAACGTATGTATTTTAGCTATTGCAGCGCCATCCATTATGAAGCTCCTACCATATATGAAATATGTTTTTTTGCTTTTTTTATATAAATACCTATATGTTTTGGTGGATTTTCTATTTTAACCATTCCAACAAGCATATTAAAAAGATTTAAAAATTGTGCATCAGTTTGGTATAGCCCATTAAATGAACAATCCTTAGTTTGCGCATTCTTATAAGTAAATAAGCTGGCTACTGCAAATTCAATATAAATATTGTCTATTTTTTCATTATGTTTTTTTTGTATTTTTCTCGTCATTCCGTTATATTCCTTTTCTTTTATATGATTAGCCCATAACTTTTGATGCGCCACACGGCAATGTATCTCAAAATAATCAATGGCATTTAATAAATCTAATTTTTCTATTTCATAATCAAAATATGGTCGCCACCCCGGTAGGGCGTCAATACGAGAATTTATGGTTTGTAGGCTATAAACATAATCCTCTATTTTACCTTCCATAAAATGAAACATCCTTATTAAGATTATTTAATCCAACTAAAACCAATAATACACTAATATTCTGCTATGTCAAACATTTTATCGATTCATTTGATTGACTAAGTGTTTTCACCTATAATATCAAAAGTTGGGAGTAGCTATCTCAACTATTCCTTAGCCGCTTTTTTGAGCATTCCCCCTAATGTCCAATCAAGCGGCTTTTTATCCTAAATTAAGGGGCATAAATGGATAAATTACCAGTTACTTGCGCCGCTCTAGTAAAAGTAAAGGCTAACGAAAAAAACCCATTCCTTAAAAAATGGCCAAATCTAGTTCATGAAGAAAAAGACCTTTTGTCTCACCATAATAGTGGTGGCAATTTAGGCATAAAAACAAAATTTCACCCCGCTTTTGACATTGATATCGATGATAATCCCGAACTATGCCACGAAATCTCTACATTCATACAAGAACGGCATTCTCCGTGGTGTGTGCGGAAGCGCTCCAATTCAGCACGCTTTTTAATAGCTTTCGAACTGAAAAAGGGTAGTGAACCTTTCAAAAAGCAAGTAATCCCTGTTGATAATGGAAAAATAGAGTTGCTGGCTAATGGTCAACAGTTTGTAGCGTGGGGTAATCATGATAGTGGGGTACCCTATGAAACCACGATATTTGAGGATAGCGACCCATTAACATCAGAACAATGCCGTGATTTGTTTAACGATATCACCCTTAACTTTGGAATCAATAAGCAAAGATCAGTCATTGACTTAAATACAGCCGATATCCACACCCACGCTGATGTCGTTAAAACTATTATTGATTGGGATAAAAAGGGCTGTCGTTATGACATGCTCAAAAAGTTAGCCTATATGAATAATAAAGAGGGGGTATCGGATAACTATAATATCAATGCCTTACAAGCTCTTATGTGGTCAGTACCCGAAGATAAGAGGGATGACGAGTGGCAACTATACATGAAGGAAAATGGGCGCTTAGAACGTCTTGTGACCGATTTAAGCAGACTAAAGAAACCCACCATTCCTATCCCATCCAACCCTTTAGAATCCACTACCCCCATTTTCCCCGGCGATACTATTAATGAATGGCCAGAGCCATGGCCAATGATATGGGCGGAATGGAAGAAATTCCCCCTGGATTTAAACGAAACCTTGTTATTCCCTACCATGCTTTGTGCGCATGCTTATCTTCTCCGTGGGAACTATTTGACTGAATATGGTCGCCGTCCTAACTTTTTCTTCCTTAATTTAGCGCCAAGTACTGCGGGGAAAGACATCAACAGCACGGATGTTATTGCAGATATTGACGATTATATGAAGTTAAAAGGGGCTATTAACACTCCTTTTACTGAAATGAGAAGCCGAGGCATGAACATTACGGCTGATACCTCATTTTTAGAATCTATTGTGGATAACCAATTGTTTTGGATTCACACTGAAGCATCCAATATTTTCAGGCAACTCAAAAATAGTGCCAATAATAGCCACGTAGCGGCTTTATCAGATAAAATGATTGAGGTGGTTGATGGGAAAATGATTTCTGGCAAAGCCAAAGCAGGCAAAAAAATCAATAACATCCATGATCCTAACGTACAGATTTTATTCTATGCTCAGCCTGAAACCATTGAAGATACCATTGATATCCATATGGTGGATAGCGGCTTGTTTGGTCGTTCCATCATCTCTATATTGCCAGAAATTGACCTTAATATTGATAAATTTGCTTTATTCCAAAGAGAAAGAAAGCATAAACCTGCCCTTTCTGATGAGTTGAGGAATTTTTATATACAAAAATTGAACCACCCCCAACAAGCATCTAAAACGAGAATTTGTATCCCTGAACATGAAAAAGAAGAAATGGACAAGGAATGGTCAAAAACTAAAATAGCACAATTATTGATAAGTCATAAACATGATGATTCTATTACAAAATTATTGCTTAGAATGGGTAACCTGGGGGAACAAATCTATACCGTGATTTGCGGGGTCTCTCAGCTGTGGTCCATTCTCCACGATAAATTTTACGATCCCATTGAAATAAAGAAATTAATCCCCATCCTTGATTATTGGGTTGATTGTAAAATGTATGCCGTAAAACATCTGATAAACTCCGCTATTGATCCACTAAGTGATATCTATCTTGCTGCGATTGCCTCTCTTTTAGAAAGGGGATCGTTTTATAGGAGGCATGCCAACCCATCCCAAAAAGAGATGTTAGAAGAGGGCTATGTTTCTCGCGCAAAATTAAAGCATCATTTATCAAAAAGTAAGCGGTTGATCCGTTTGTGCTGTAAAGAAACCCATAAAGGCGACATTTCCGTGCGGTTTGATTCTATCCATCGATCATTAATCTTAAATGGGATAGTTGTTGAAAAGGCATTGAATGAAACGCCTTATGTTGCTATTTTAGCGTCTTGATTGGTATAATAAGCTTAACATAGCCCCCTCGCCTCTGTGCACATCGAAAGACTCACCATGGTTTTTCGAAAACTCGAGCAGTGCACGCGCAACTTGGGGGCTATTCTCTACGGGGTATAGCGCAGCCTGGTAGCGCATCCGCTTTGGGAGTGGAGGGCCGGGAGTTCAAATCTCCCTACCCCGACCAATCAATAGAACTACATTAAAACACATAAAATCAATTCTTTTTGAGGGGATTATGGTTTTTAGCATAGCTCTTCTCCCTTATGCCACTTTCATTCATTAAACTATAAATCTGTTCCTCATACATTCGTTTGCTTATTAAACATTCATATATGGACTCTTTAGAACGATATAGATCGCCTTCAATTAGGACATAGGAATCGCATATTTTTTTGTGGGGGTTGGTAATTGTAAATAAACCATATCGTCTTTCTATTTCTTTGGCAATGTTATGGAGCTCAAAAAAACGCTCTAGTTTATCAGTGTTAACTATGCACGCATCACGTACATTGCGCAATCTATTCAAATAATCAATAGATATTCTACTTATTTCTGCTATGTTTTTATAATTCAAGTTGATCGCGTATTTTATTAACGTGCATGCGTCATCCATACACATTATAAAGACTTTAGTATCAATCATTATCCGAACCATCCCCATCCACACACCTAGAGGTGTCAATATCAGTATTTATATCTATTATGTTATAAATCTTTTCATCGTCCATTGGATCGCTTATTAAACACTCATATATGGATTCCTTGAATGAGTGATATCGCACCCTCATGTGGGGGTTAATAGGTGTATAATCTTTATAACGTCTTAGTATTTCTTGTGCTATATCATAAAGCTGGATAAAACGAGTTAGCTGATCGGCGTACAATGTGTAGTCGTCGCGCGTCGTATATTTCTTACGCCAGCTAGATAGGCAGCTAACAGATATTCTACTTATTTCAGCTATGTTTTTATAATTCAAACTAAGTTCTTGTTTTATTAGGTCGCATGCACTGTCTATTTCATGACATTTCATATTTATTTTATCCCATATGCAGTATTTTTCATCCACAATATAACAAAGTGTATTTACTGAAATCTTTATGTTTTTTTCTTTTGCTAATGTTTTGCATTCTTCCCATAGCGTTACGCTCTTCCGATGGTCAACATGGTCTGTTATTCCTTTCATAATGTCATTCATTGTCAATCTCCTCACTTCCAAAGCCCATAAGCTCGTTTACCTTTTTTGAGCTTCCTGTTAGTAACTCCCCTAACTCCTGGGGTGTTAATCGTTTGCTCACTCTTTTATCATACTTGGCTGTACATAGACAATCTTTCAAGTTATGAAAATTCTTTACATCCCTTTCAAGAATATCTACAAAGATAGATGGTAAATCTTGGTTTTCTTCGTCAATTTTAGTCATTTCACGCCTTTCCTCGTTTGTTTTAGATATCACATAACTTAAATGTTTGTACTTTAATATAACGTCTCCTTCAATCCCATAACCATCATTATTTTTATTTGATGATAGTTTATACCCTTTTTTTTTCGCAAATTCTATACACGTTTCCCATAGTGTGGGGCGTCTGTTTTCTTCTATGATTTCAGTCATTTACACACATTCCTTTTAAACTTCCAATAGTCTTCGCTTCCAAAAACATATATACATCACGAAAACAATCAAAATCACATGTAATGCAGCCAAAAACTATCTTATAACTCTCATCATCGTCATTACATGATAGTTTGTACATTCTTTCCTCTGCTATATTTTTATAGTATTCCCACTCCAGTATTATGGATCGTACTTTTTCTTCTTCTTCTTTATTTATCTCTTCTGGAATATCCATCATTGTAAATTCTGTTTCATTGCACATTTCCAACCTAGCTATTCCCCACGTCTGATCATTTGTTGATACTTTGTATCCTCTTTTCTCCGCTGTTTTTTTATAGTGCTCCCACCAACGTATAACGCGTTGTATTTCTTTTTCTTGTTTGTCAATTTTATTCATCGCCATACCCTTTTAAGAAAGCATATAGCTTATATATGCTATGGAAGCCGTGGCATTCATGTCCGTTATCCGCAACAAAACAAAGTGGGTTTACTGAAAGATCTATATTTTTTTCTTTCGCTAATGTTTTGCATTCTTCAAATAGTGTTATTCTATGCCGGTGATCACCATACTCCTTCAAAAAAGCATATAATTCTTGGAGATCGGTGAACATGCAACCTTTATCGATATCATAACCCCGGTCACTAACTGATAGCGTTATATCTTTATTGCATGCTATTCCTTTGCATCTATCCCATAGGAGTATGTCAAATAGCGTATTTTCCCTTTCGTCAATTTTATTCATCATCCATACCTTTTAAGAAATCACATAGTTTATATATGCTGCTAAAGCAGTAGACATGATATTCTTTATTGATCAAATAATCTTGGCGTTCAAAAAGGATGGGGATCTTATCTTTTTCCGTGAGCTTATAACCCTGATCATTCGCCGATAGTTCATATCCTCGTTTAACTGCTATTTCTTTGTATTCTTCCCATGTAAGTACAACGGATAGTGTATCGTCGGGTATGTTAGCTGACTTTTTAATTTGTTTATCACTGATATGATTATGGACTCTTGCGCATAAGTAAAGATATGGAGAATGTAAACTTGTAAAATTTTGCGTACCCCCATACTCATCAATAATTTTATATTGATAATCCCCACCACTTTCATTTGTTGATATATTTATATTTGTTACGTACGACAATTCCTTACACTCTTCCCATAAACGTATAATATCTAGTGTGGTTTTTTCATCAATTTTATTCATCGTGCCACCCATCTAAAAAACAACACAAGTCATGGAGATTAATGAATCTGTAACGTTTATCGACATCATAACCATCTGAACTCACTGATATCTTAATATCTTCATCGCATGCTATTTTTCGGCAGCGCTCCCATAATTTTACATCGTGTAGTACCTTTTTGTCTTCTCTGGTTATGTTAAGCATCGTCCTACTCCTTTAAGAAAACATAATCACTTATCTGGGTTAAAGTTCCACACCACTTCTTTTAAGTGACGATATAAATCACCTAAATATCTGAACTCGTGTATAACGTCTTTCCACGTATCAATTATCTTATAACTATTCTTATCATTCATATTTATTGATAGTTTATGTCCTTTTGTATCTGCTATTTCTTCTAATTCTTTCCACGTAAGAAGAACACTTAGTGTTGTCCATTCGCTCTCTGTTTTTTCGTCAGTCATTGTAAGACCTCCGTTGCGCTAAGTAAAAAAAGGTATATTTCCCTTAATTTCATGAATTTGTGATTAATGCCATCAATAATTACTTCATAATCATCATAACTTATTGATAGCTTATATTTTTTTTCGAATGCTATGTTTTCGCATCTTTTCCATATAAGTACAATGTATCGCTCCATTTCTGCGCTTTCTTTTTCTTCGTTAGTCATTATCAAACTCCTTTTGTTTGTCAGCCTCTCTTTGCATTAACAAGTAACAATGTAGTTTATTTAATTGTCTGAATTTGTATGTAACACCATCTTTAGTTAATTCATAATCCCATATAATTGACAGTTTATATCCTTTTTCTTCCACTATTCTTTCGCATTCTTTCCATATCAATATACGGTATTGTGCATTTTCTTCGCTTTCCATTTCTTCGTTATTCATCGTCCCACTCCCCCATTTGCAGTAAAATAAAAACATCATATACATGCTTGAACGTGTGTGTAATGCCACCATTAACAAGCTGATAGCCGTTTTCATTTATTGATATTTTTACGTTCCTTTCTTTAGATAACCTTTTACACTGCTCCCACATTATTCCACTCATCTCTAATCGCCTTCTTATTATAGTTTTTCTCTCATTCTCCATCATGAAGCATTCCTGACGAGCCATACGCGCCGTTATGCTTTCCATGTTACTCATCTCCCCAATAACCTATTGTTAATAAAATATGCACGCTCTCTGCATGTTTGAAGGTATGTTGATACCCTTCTTTACTGCTTAAAAATTGATAATCAATAACCGTGTAGATATTTTCATTTATTGATAACTCTATATTTTTTCCTTTTGCTAATTTTAAGCATTCTTCCCATATAATTTCTTTATTATCTGTTCGTGGTCCGCTGTAACAATGCACTATGTCGCAATCACTCATTACCCAAATTCCCCCCATTTTATTTCAATCGCGTTATGTAAAGGATGATTTTCTATTTTATTCAAGTTTGGTGATTTATTGAACGTCATAGAGCTATCGGGATTCCGTTCGACAAAGGCAATCCATTCCTCGTCTTCGTGGTGGAACATTGAAAAATAGACATAATCAGTGGTCCATATTACAAAGTCACACAAATCTTCACTTAATTGCTTTATTTCTTCCCTGCTATAATTGGAGCCAACTACATGATTTTTCCAACTTTCGTTGTTTTGTGCAAGTGATAAATCTATAGATTTTAACCAGTCCATACCATTCATTTATAGATTCTCCCGTTTTATCAAAGATTTCGAGGTAAAAAAGAAATCCATTGTTTTCCTTTTTCACAAGATGAAAAATAAATATAATTATAAGTTATTAGTAAAATTTCCCTACTAACTCCTTTTCCCATACAATATTCTTTCATTGCTTCCCTATCATACATATAGCCCACAACATAATTATCCCAACTCTCACCATTAACCCAAAGTGCTAAATCCAATTCTTTCAACCAGTCCATTTTTTTCATTCATAGATACTCATGTTTAATAGGGATAAGAAGAAACCCATTCATATCCTTTCAAGCAATTTGCAAAATAGCCATACTTACGGGTTATTAGTAAAACGCTACTTTTCCTTTGCATGCGATATTTTTTCATTTCTTCCCTGGAATGCCACGTTACCAATACATCATCTTCCCAGTTTTCATTATTTTTACTAAGCTCTAAATCCAATGCTTTTAGCCAGTTTATTTCAACAGTACTATCGCTTACTTGATTTTTGTTAGGGATAGGTTTTTCTTCAATCAATCTTGAATGTTTCTTTTTTGAATTATTTAAGAAATGCTTACTATTATCCATTTTCAAATCTCCAAAGAATGATCATGCCATAACTCTAAATACAAAATAAGGTCCGAACGCAATTATTGAAAGTGCCATCCCTAGCAAAAATACACATATTGCAGGCCATAAGTTAGGATGATGGTAAAGTGTCGAAATAGCAGACCCACACCAACGTAACAACTTATACCAATGACGACGGCTAGATATAAGTAAAAACAAACCAATTATACCGTATAATAAAGAAGTAAAAGTAATCATTTTATAAATACCCCATCGCCACGTATGAAACCCATAATCCTGATAACACTAGCACTATTGAATATAGGCTGTAACATAAATATTCATTATTAAAATCATGTTTCCTCTTCATGCAATCAACCCACTCACAAATATAAGCTACAGTAAATATTAAAAAATATGCCGAAAATAGTAGAGTCACTGCGATTAACGTGTATAGGAACCATTTAGGGTTGGTTAAATAGGTTGTTGTCATTAATGCTAGGCTTATTAATAATGTGATTAACGTCCCTATTAAAGGAGAATCACCCATACCGTGCCACTTTAGCCAATCCATGAAAAAACTAATACTGGTTAGTAGGATAATAATCGATGTTGCGTGGACTATAAGGTAAATAAAAACAAGTATTGTCATTCTATTGCCTCCTTTATAAATTCAATTACCCATGTAATTAACCCTATAATAGCACAATGAAATCATCAAATCAACTCTTTTTGCATTTAAATATGGTAAATCTATTATTGCTTAAATATTGACCAAACTGGGAAAATATCCCGTTTCTATTTAACAAATAATAATCCCCCAAAGGTTGTATAAAACAGCCTCTACTGTATAAACATACATAAGCCGCAAAAAAAAGCGGATAGGTCAATATGGAATAAATGCATGCCAACTCAGGATAAAAATAGACCGATTTAGACTAAAATAGGCCGAAATTGTCCCGTTTTGCGGCACACTGCGGCATTGTGCGGCATCATTTGCGGCACACCTTTTTCCGTTATAGATCAATGAGTTAAGGTGCTTTTAGGGGGGGTAGTGCCGCAAATGCCGCAGGGGGGGCACACACACCCTCCCCCACACCTCCCCAGAAGGGGGTATTCTCAAAAGTGCTATTTTTCGCTGCGGCATTCTCTCTAAATATAAATAAATATATATATATATATGTGTATATACTTGTAATACAATGATTTTTTCAGGTGCCCAAGGAGTGCCGCAAATAGGGCCGCACGGGTGCCGCAATGCGGCATTATGATTTTTGTGCTAATAATAAGCGTTATAAGGATTAAATTAAACTGTTAGAGGTTATTTATGAAGATTTCTATGTCTCTCCCCACTGCGTTCGCCCAACGGGTCATGGCAACGGTTGATTTGTACATTACTGACTTTACATATGACAGTACTCAAGCACGGGAAAATGCAGATATTTTAAAAAAGTACCTTTGTGAATTTCAACAAATGATTTCCGGCGGGTGCTCTTTTGAAGATGCCATTATTGCCTACCACGGAATTGATTTAAGTGATGAGCAAAAAGAAGCGTTACGTGTTGTTGAGAAATCGACTTACCCGTGGTTGAAGGGTCACGTGGTAGGTGTGTTAGCTGATAAATTAGAGGAAGAGCAGGGAAAAAGCTTTTTAGAGGCTGCAAATTTACTGTTGCATGAGATAGGCGGCACGGAAAAGACCAGTAAATCTTCGGGAATCCATGTTCACCTTGATTATGAGGATAGGAACGCTTAGGAGCTAATGTGGGGCTGCTAGGGAGATTTGAATCAATAACCTATATGATTGGGTTAAGATGATAATTAAATTGCTTAGGCGCCCATTGAGAGGGGTGCGCGCGTAAAGAGGCATCTCAATACAGGCGCGCGTTAAAAATGGCATTTTGATGGGGGTACGTGCTTAGAATGGCATTAATAGGGTGCGCGCTAACGCATTAAGATGGGTTGTTTTGTTATTTTCCACTGAAAGTCAACTCCATTGTGAATTTTCTCGGCTCATCCTCTGGGTTTAATCTTAACAAATATCTGATTGTATCAATATTATTACTATCAACAACAACATTATCAATCATAATAGACTCTATTTTACAATCATAAAGTTTGCAGAAGTCATCCAGTAAATGTTTCATACGCATTTTACCATCGGCATTTTATAATTTTTTACATAGTCATTGAATTCATCATTCTGACATACCATTGTTATTAGAGAATCAACGGTTTTATTGAACTCCTTTAAAATATCAGCATTTCCTTCTATAAATCTTATTACTTGATTTTTTCCATCTTTCGTCTCATGAGATGTCATCTCAAACATAAAATCTTTTACATGATCCTTTATTTCAAAAGGGCATAAATTTTGACTTATAATATTTCTGACTATCCATTGTATAAGTGTATATCCGGCTATTTCCCCTTCGATTGTATATTCATTAGGTCTGGTATTATTTTCTTTGATATTTCTCAATGCATTGTCTATATCTTCGTTTGTTTTTAGTACTATCATTCTATACATCCCCCCCATTAAGGACGAATTTTAATCTTTTAAGATATAAATCTTTAATATCTTGCATGGTAGGCTCTCTATTAGTTGGTATTAAGTTTTCTTCATCGTTATATTTTATAGCTTCTAATGTTCTTAATATCTGTTTCTTATTCATTTTATATTCCTTTTTATATTATTTGGTTGATTGTGATCTATAATCAACAATATGCTGATTAACTAGTAGTAATTATAGCATATATTTATTTAATGTCAACCTTTATTTTGAATAAAAGTGGTTTTATTGTCATTTATTAGATATCCAGCCTCCACAATATATGGGCTTTATAATGTTTTGTGGGCCTATTTATTTTTTCTATGAATTTGCTATCAGTGGAACCACAATTGATTAATCTGGTGATTGTATTGAACTGACTTTCTGGCCGAATTGTTATTGTGTGAGTCAAATAAATACACTCGTTATCTTCTTTAATGACTGTGCCTTTTATTACCCATCCTGCGACAACGATTACAATTTCATTGATTTTGCCATTGTCAAGCTTGGGGTACATTTCATTGAAAATCTCATCTTGTTGTGTTTTTTGACGGTCAATAAGTTCCTTTTCATCATTACCGCCAACCTTTACCCATACTCCATTATCATGATCCCATTTATGTTTTTTTTCTTGTTTATGTTTTTTGACGGTCAATTTCCTTATTGTTTCTCTTATCTCTCTGGTCATATTGTCCATTATTGCTTGAAACTGGTCAATTTCATCTTGTATGCTCATAAAATTCTCCAATAGTGGTTCTAGGTATTAAATCTAAACACTATGTGCGCTACATAATGAACGGTGGCGTTTTTTATTCTTCCTATACTATAACTACACTTCTCGTCTAATGTTAATTGGTGTATTACATTTGTGTCACTATCTATTTGCATAGACGTTGTATTGTTTAAATAAATGCATTTCTCGTCCTCTTTAATAACTATACCTTTGAATACCCATCCAGGCGTACCAATTATAATTTGATTATTGTCGAGTTTAGGATATAATTTGTTGAAAAGTTCATCTTGTGTTATTTGATCGTCAATGAGGTCACTTTCACGTTTATTTTTTTCTTCTTGTTCCTTTTCTATTCTTTCTCTTAGATCTTTTGATTCTTTAGAGATGGAGGCATTATAAATGGCGCGCTCTTCATCGCTCATATGGTCAATATAAATATCAAACTCTTTCTGTGTCATAATGCTGATCATTTCTTGAAAACGGTCAATATCATCTTCCATGCTCATAAACTGCTCCAATATTAGTTAAAATTAATAAACAACACTACATCGAATATTATCATGCAGTTTTTTAATTGTCAACATTTATTTTAAATAAGAGTGGTTTATGCCTAATAAGATTAACTCTATGAGAAAAGGTAAGGCAGGAGAAGTGGAGTTTTGCAAGTGGTTGGATAAATATTTGCCAGACTTGTCATATGACAAGAAAACAGAGCGTAATTATAACCAATCAGATGGCCACAGCGCTGATGTCATTACTAGCGTCTTTATATTTGAAGTGAAAAGATGTCAAAAGCTATTATTAAGTCAATGGTGGGATCAAGTATCAAAAGCACAAGCCCACAATCCCTCATTAATTCCAATAGTTGCTTTTAGACAAAATAGAATGGACTGGAAATTCATGGTGCCATTTTTAGAAGACTATTATTGTATAATAGAATATGATGCATTCTTAGAATATGCGAAGAATATCATCAACTAATTATGTTTATAAAAACAAAAGATCAGATAAATGCTTGTAAAATTCTCAACCAATACAAACATGTTTTTTTATATGGAGGAGCAAGATCAGGAAAGACTTTTTTAATAATCAGAAATATCATTTTACGTGCGCTTAAAACACCTAGCAATCATTTAATATGTAGATACAGGTTTAACCATGCTAAAAATTCATTATGGTATGGAACTATTCCACAAGTTTTAAAAATATGCTTCCCCGGATTGAAAGTAAAATTTGATAAAGTCGATTGGTATATGCAAATTGACTTAGGAAATAATAATTTTAGTAGAATTTGGTTAGGTGGTATTGATGATAAAGACAGAGTAGAAAAAATACTAGGAAATGAATATTCAACTATTTACGCCAATGAATGCTCTCAAATAAATTATGGAGGTATTACCACATTAAGGACGAGATTAGCAGAGAAGACTATTTTACAAAATAAGTTTTTTTATGATTGCAATCCTCCCTCACAAAAGCATTGGTGCTATCAAGAATTAATACTAAAGATTATTCCTTTCACGCATGATAAATCAATCCTTAACATTGGCAGCATGCTAATGAACCCCACGGGTAATCTTGATAATTTACCCAGTGATTACATAGAAGAACTACAATCATTACCTGAAAGAGAAAAGCAACGTTTCTTATATGGTAAATTTTTGCTTGATATTGCAGGTGCACTATGGACATATGAAATGATATCATGGGCGAATGCCAAAGAAAAAACAGAAGCTATAAAAACGATAGTTGCGGTTGACCCATCAACAACAAGCAACCCTGGCAACGATGAATGCGGCATAGTGGTCTGTTCTATTGATGATAATGGTAATGGTATCGTTGAGGCCGATCGTACGCCTACGGGCTCTGTGAGGCCAAAAGAATGGGCAAAGGCAGTCATTAAGGCTTATCATGACTATGATGCAAACTATATAGTAGCTGAGTCTAATCAAGGCGGGGAGATGGTTAGGGAAGTTATAGAGAAATATCAAGGCAATAGTCATATGAAAATAAAATTAGTTCATGCATCCAAAGGAAAATTTGCACGTGCTGAGCCTATAAGCGTTTTATATGAAAAAGGAATGGTAGCGCATAGAAAACCATTACTTGATTTAGAGCAAGAGTTGACAGAAACTATATTTCATAAAGAAAAATCATCCCCTAATAGGATGGACGCTTTAGTGTGGGGATTTACAGAATTATTTAAAATTGGTCACAAAATTCATTTGGGATGAAATATGGGTATCTTTAATAAAATTTTTCATGTTTTTGGTCCTTCCAAAAAAGACACAAAATCAATAGTATTAGGCACGTCGCCAGCGCTTGGTTCATTCTTACTTTTAGGTAATCAAGGTAGCGCGGTTACTGCCTCTTCTGCATTATCTCTATATGATATGTCCTCTGCTGTTTCTATTCCAGTTAATCGGATTGCTACGGCTATTGCTGATATGAAAATGGTATTGGAAACTGAAAAAGGCACCGTTGAGTCTAAAAGTCCAGTATTAGAATTTCTTAGGAAACCATCACCCTATTTAACAAAAAATCTTCTAATGGAAACAATTTCAAAAAATTATTTGATTACTGGTGAATTTCAAATTGTAGCGATTGGTTCCTTAAATTCCCCACCAATAGAATTGCAACCCATAAGCCCTTCTCAAATAACAGTACCACAAGCTAGTAATGGATTGCCATCTAGCATAGAAGTTACAGGGATTACAATGAATGGGCCATATATACCTAGGGTTAAGAACAATACTGTCCGATATATACGAGATTCATTGACTGAAGTCCACATGACACGGAATTTCTCAACAAGGCTTAATTCTTTGTTAAGAGGTCAATCGTTATTGGTTTCAGCTAGTAAGGAAGTAAGACAAAATATTTTAGGTGCCCAGCATAATGTTAGTTTATTAGAAAAAGGTGGAAATGTTAGCGTAGTATTTAATTTCAAACAGGGCATGAGTGATGATGAATTTGAAACAGTTAAGCAACAAGTTAATATGCAATATGGAGGCGCTGACAACGCAGGAAAGATAGGTGTTACTAGTGGAGGTGGTGATTTAGAAATAAAAAACATTGGATCAGCCAATAAAGATATGGACTTTTTCAATCTTCAGCAAATGGCAAAAGTAGCCATTGCCAACCAATACGGATTTCCTCTTATATTTTTAGATAATTCAGCTGCCACTTTCAATAATTATGAGAAGGCAAAAGAGGCTCTATATGACGATGCTGCGTTACCTTTTGCAAAAGTAATAATGAAAGGATTAAGTAACTTTTTACTACCAAGGTTTGGCATTGATCCAGCCAACAACACTATCATTCCTGATTTGGATTCTATACCAGCATTGGCCACGAGAAGAAATAATGAGCTGAAAGTGAGAAAAGAGATAGGAATTGAGAGCATTAATGAATTAAGAGAGTTTTTGCCCAATAGAGATGATGTGACGGATGGTGACGAAATTTATATACCTGCTAATTTAATACCTATCGGAACTAACCCACAAGACATGTTTCGCAATCGATCATTTATAGATTAGATTATGGCTAATGAAGCTACAGCTGATTTAAAGGAAAAAATCAGATTAGAAATAAAATTTAAAAAGGAAATAAATACTTTTTTTAAAAAAGTACTTTCCTATTTTTCTGAGTCAATTTTAAATAATGTGCCGTTCAATATACCGGCAAAGTTCAATGAAGAGCTGGAAAAAATACTATTAAACCAGTATGTAATAGTACAAAACTCGTTTGGAAGTGAGATAAGGGAAGATTTACCGCAAGAAATACAATCGAGTTTTTTAGAGGATGATTTAATAAATGACTCCTTTCAATCCTTTAATATTGAAAGATCAAAAAATATAGCCAATGAGATAAATGAAACAACACAAGCACAAGCAAAAGAATCATTGTTTCTTGCAAGGACATTTGATACCACGACTGAGGAGGAAGTGGACGGTAAAATAGTTGAAAAAAAAAATCTTTTAGTAGGCTTTGAGCTATTATTAGTTGCACAAAATATATTTTCACGTAAAATATTAGATAGAATACCTGCTATAGTTACTACTGAGACAGAAGTATCAGCAGAAACAGCGAAATTAACTGAAGTAGAGGTGTTAAGCACCCAGACTTCATCTATACTAGCCGGTACTCCCATAGAAAGTACCGTTGATAAAACGTGGGTTTCGCAAGGTGACAGTTTAGTAAGAGAAACTCATTTAAGAGCTGATGGGCAAACGGTACCATCGAATAAGCCATTTTCTGTAGGCGATAGTTTGTTGATGGTACCCGGTGATACATCATTGGGTGCATCTTTAAATGAAATAATAAATTGCCGATGTGCAGCTCAGTATGATGATAGCAAAGTGATTGCTATTCGATGGGAAAAATTCAATAATGAAGAAAGTGAGCAAGTTATGAGGGTAGGATTCCTTTGACAAGTGAATATAAGATAGAAAATAAGGTTTTCAGAAAAGTAGAGCTTTCTTATAAAGGAATAGAAGACCGTAACGGTATTCCTGTGGGAATTGTTGAGGGATATATAGCAACATGGGATGTGGATAGGGGCGATGGTTGGGGCGTTAGTGATCAATTTGTTAAAGGATGTTTTAAGGAATCAATACAAGACCATGTAAAAGAAGGGCGCCCAGTTAGACTAAAAGACCACCATTCACGTACCATTGGCGGTTTCCCTGCTGAAACAGTAGTAGAGGACGATAGAGGGCTATTTGCGCGCGGTGAAGTAAATTTAGAAGTCCAGCAAGGAAAAGAGATATATATGCTGGCAAAGCAAGGGGTTATTACCGACTTTTCTATAGGATTTACTTCTTTGGAAGATTCCGAAAGTGATGGTATACGGCAAATAACAAAGGCTATTATATGGGAGGGATCAATGGTTGATGAGCCCATGAATCCGCACGCGAATATAATTAACGTTAAGAAAGCGGTACCATTTCAAGATTTACCATTGGCATCTAAAGACGTAGAGTGGAATGCTGAGCAAGCGGATGGCCGTGTGCGTGGTTGGGCTGCTTCTAAAGACGCCCCCACGGAAGAATATAAAAATGCATTTTTGTGTCATAATGAAGATGTTTTTAGCGATAATAAATTATTGATAGCGGATATTATTGACGGTGAGTTGAAAGCAATTCCTGCTGCTATTATTTCTGCTGCTGCTTACCTTAGCGATTTGAATGGGGAACGTGGTAGTGTTAATATTTCTGATGTCGAAAGAAAAACAGTTATAAATTCTATCAATAATTATTATAGCAAGATGGATATGGATAGTCCTTTTGAGTTTAAAATAACTAGCAGCACTGTTAATAAATTGACAAAAAGAGAGCTGGAAAAGATTTTACAAAATGGCAACCAATTTACAAGGAAAGGAGCGAAAATAGTAGCTTCATTCTTTGAAGTTGAAAGCGAAAAAGATGAGATTGGTTATAAGGAAGTTGCTTTAAAATTAAACGAATTAACAGACTATGTAAAAAGATTGAAAGATTTGTAATGCCGAGATGACATTGCATTTTACAACGTAATTCTTGTTAATGGTGGGACGCTATTAACTTTGAATATATTTAATACTAAATATACTTTGAGGTTATTATCATGAGCGTCGAACAAAATGAGCTAGAAAAAGTTATAAAAAGCGTAGAAGCATTGAGAGAAGAAGTTACAAAAACTCTCCCTGATTATTCTAAAATAGAAATTATCCAAAAATCTTTAGATAAAATGGAAAAGGAAAGTGCAAAGCTAGTTGCTGAAAAAGCACAAGATAGACAAAAGCAAATAGAGTTGGAAGAAAAAATAGCAAACTTAGAAGTGACATTGTCAAGATCAACTAAAATAGATGTCCACTATAAAGAAACTGAAACTTACAAAAATTTTCATCAGTTCTGTATGTACGGTGAAAAAGCCCTTCCTATCGAAACTAAACAAACGCTACGGACCGATATTGATCCGCAAGGTGGGTATTTAGTTCCTGTTGAGCTTGACAATATTCTTGTTAAGAAAATAGTTGAAATTAGCCCAATTCGGTCAGTCTCCCGAGTACGGACTACTTCAGCAAAAACATTAATTATCCCAATTCGTAACACTATCCCTACCGCTGAGTTTGAAGGTGAAGCCGAGGAAGGCATCGAAAGTAATTCAACCTACCAGGCTGAATCTTTCACCCCTTATCGCTTAACTTTTACCTCACCCATTACTAGAGATATGTTAATGGATGCTGATTTCAATATGGAAACTGAAATTTTTGGTGATGGTGCTGAAGCTTTTGCGTTCAAAGAAGGTAACCGGTTTGTATTGGGGACAGGAGTTAAACAACCTTCTGGTTTTCTTGCAGATACAAGGGTAACAGATTCGTTTAGAGATTCTGAAGTAACGGGAACATTAACCGCTACGGATATGCTGAGAGTAACAGGAGACCTAAAAGAAGGTTACACACCTACCTATGTTTTAAATCGCCGTACATTAGCTGTTCTACGCACTGAGAAGTCCACTACTGGGCAATTCATATGGCTACCAGGTATTAATGGAGTTGTTGAAAATACATTGGCTGGTCATCCATATATTATTGCTAATGATATGCCTGACATTGCTACTGATTCATTCCCTGTTGCATTTGGTGATTTCATGCGAGGATATTTGATTCTTGATAGAACTGGTCTTAATATTATTCGTGATGATGTCACGCAGAAAAGGAAGGCTATTGTTGAGTTTACAATGATGCGATGGCTCACAGGGCAAGTTGTACTTCCTGAAGCAATTACTGGTATCAAAATAACATAAAGATTAATTTATTAATAATTTTTAGGAGAATTAAATATGGAATATGACTTTCATAATGATATTTCGCAGACTCTAGCTATAATTTGGAACACTCATACACAGACAGTTAGTTATGGGCGTACAATTGATACTAAGGGGTTTAATGCTCTCGAGTATATTGTCACTTCTGGTGCAATTACAGCAGGGGATTTTGCTGGCATTTTGCAAGAAAGTGATACAGGGGATTTTACAGGTGAAGAAGTTGCTGTTGATCCTGAGCTAGTGCTAGGAAGTGTTAATTTTATTGCGACTACCAATAACAATGAAGTGCAACGCATGGGTTCAGTAGGTAAGAAGCGATATCAAAGAATAGGACTTAGCACGGCAGGTGGCGCTAGTGGACAATTTACAGCATCAGCTGTCCTAAGTGTAGCCCAGTCAATGCCTACTCCATTAACTGCGGGAATCCCTGCTTAATATTAGCAAATTACCATATCCCCTCTATTATTTATTAGTAGAGGGGGTTAATAATTGATTGGAGATTTGTTAGATATGGAATATGATTTACATAACAATATCAAACAGGTATTAGCATTAGATTTTGATACTCATGGTTTTACTAGCCTTGGATATACTATTGATACCGATAATTTTGGATCGCTTGAATATATTGTTCATTCTGGGCTACTCACTGAAGGTAGTTGGACTGTTAGGCTTGAACAAAGCAATACAGGAGCTTTTGCAGGTGAAGAAGTTACTGTTGATCCTGAATTAGTATTAGGAAGCGTTAGTTTTGTTACCCCTACAAATAGTTATCAAGCACAACGCATTGGATCAATAAGTAAGGCGCGTTATGAAAGAATAGTTTTTGTTGGTAGTGACTTTCCTAACGGACAATTGGGCGCTGTAGCTGTTCTTGGGCTTCCTATATCCAGCCCTACAGGTGATGGTATTCCTATTTAATTTTATCAAATAACGATATCCCCTTTATTATTTATTAGTAGAGGGGAATTTTCATAATCAAATAGAGATTTATTAGATATGGATAATGTATCTGTTAAATTTTACGATGACAGAAGGTGGTCTATTGATATAGAGCATCAAATACAAGTATCAAAAAATGAAATAGTACATAATCTTAGCCGTAAATTTGCGTTGAGAGTAGTAGAAAAAAAGGCAGGAGAAATAATAACATTAGATAAATCTGTGTATTCTTTCAATGAATTGAATAGATTGGATATGGATGAGTTGCGTAACATAGCATCATCTTATAATGTGAAAGCAAGATCAAAAGATAAAATAATTGAAAAGATTATAAAAAATCAGATATATAATAAAGATTACTTAACAAAAGATATTGATTCCACAGCAAAGCAAGAAGAGATAATTTATATATCCGAGTGCAAAGAAATAAAGACCAACCACGAATATGATTCATTGCTGGAAATTGTTGAGTTAATAATTGATGAAAATGAGATTAATGAAGTTCAGGAATAAGGAAGAAATTCCCTACTTGAAAGATAAAAGAAAATCCAAACGCAGAACTAAATCACAAAAAGTGGAATATGTGGACTCATTCAACGAATTTGTTTCCGGGCCAATTCGAACAAACAAGCGATAATAATACGCTACAAAACTATCAACTATATGATGTTATAAGTTTAGGGCCATCGCCTGTATCATTAGAAGATATGAAGCTTTACTTGAGCGTAACAAATTCCGTCAATGATGTTTTAATACAACAATTAATTAATGCATGCACAAGTTGGGGCGAGCTTTATACTGCGCGTGATTTTAGAGCAAACAACTATAATTTATATCTTGATTTGTTTGCAACAAGAATAGAGTTAAGAAAAAACCCAATATCAATCATAAATTCTATAGATTATTATGTTGATAACAACTTTGTAACAATAGATTCAGATATATACTATTTAAAAAATGGATTTCAAATATCAGAAATTTTGCTAATAGATTCTGAACAGTGGCCCACTAATGGAGACACTATAGAACAAGCTATAAAAATTGATTTTACAACTAAAGCTGTAGATGAAAGGAAACTACAAATAGCTGAAGATGCAATAAAGAGACATGTAGCATATATGTTCGAGAATAGGGGCGATTGTGTTGAGTGCTCAGGATGCGCTGGTAGTGATGCTGCGAATGTTAAAGTATTATATGATATGTTGAGAATACCGAGGTTTTAAAATGACAATTTTATTTCTTGATAGAACATTTGGTGGGCCAAGTCTTAATACACATAGTAGCCGTGGAGGCATGCATATTTATAGTGTGCGGGGTAACTTTGATGGTGCATCAGTAACACTTCAACTTTTAAATCCTGACGATCCTAATGTTCAATATACAAATGTTGAAAACTCAACTGTAACTGAGCCTATTGATAAGTCAGTTGAATATATACCGAATGGGTGGACTGTAAGGGCAGTTATTGCAGGAGCAGGAGACACCACGAATATATTTGCTAGTATTTCCACATGATAAATGAAATGGGAAGGGCGCTTATTAGGAATGGCGACAATAATTTAGGTTATGATTTAATAGCACAAGGTCAAGAATCGGATGAATTTTTGTTACAAGAAGATGATTCCCTATTATTGCAAGAAAATTTTGATGGTATATTACTGTAATGGCTGATAAAAAAATAAGTGAATTAAGTTCTGCCACCACACCATTAAGTGGTATTGAAGTTATCCCATTAGTTCAAACTAATGAAACTAGAAAAGTCACAGTTAATGATTTAGTGGCTTCTCTAGTTATAACTATTAGTTGGGGAGAGATTCAAGGATCAAGTGTTTACGATCAAGGTGATTTAGGGATTATATTAAACGAGAAGTATGATAAAACTGGTGGCAATATAACCGGACCAATGATATCTTCATCAACGATAGTGGCTTCTTCTTTCAATGGATTGGTTCCAGTAATTTCTGGTCCAGGGACTAACGCTTTATTTGATGATGGGGTTTATAAAGCAATACCTAGCCCTATTGATGGTTTGCAAGATGGCCAAGTTGTTGTAGCGGATGGCGATGACGATGTGAAAACAACAGGTACTACTGTTTTCAATGTCAGCAATGCGATTATAACAACACAACATTTAGCGCAAGAAAAGACATTGAAGGTGTCAGCGTCTCGTAATTGGACACACATTGACGTCGCAGGAAACCCTTCATTTTCATGTGCCATCTACAATCAGGAATCATTCATTGCTGCGGGTAACAACACCACTAACGTATACCGTAGCGTTGATGACGGGCTTACCTGGGCAACGGTAGCAACAGGTGTAAATGAGACATGGTCTGGAGCAACTTACAATTCAGAAACCAATACAACCGTATTAGCAGGCACTAATGCTAGCATCATTACATCGGAAAATGGCGGCCTTACCTGGGCACAACAAACCACACCTATTATCGTCCCCACCCCTAATTGGCAGGATGTAACCTATGCCAATGGTCGCTATATCAGTGTGGGAGGGACTGGTACAGTTGGTAGCATCCTCTGGTCAAACGATAAAATAACTTGGAATATTGCCACTCACCCAGCTGTAGAGGTTCTTGATTCTGTAGCTTTTGGAAACGATGTATGGGTTGCGGTTGGTGGTAATACTGGCAGCGCATTGCTTGTTTCGTTTGATAATGGTGAGAATTGGACTACCCAAACTATAACCTCCGGTTCTATTCAAAGTATAACTTTTGGTCAAGATATATTTTTATTAGCAGACACTGTAGGTGACCTCTACACTTCTCGAAATGGACTAAGTGGAACGTGGGTTCAGGTTGGCAATTTTGGTGGTGGTGACACCGGCGCCACTTATTACGCATTGGGTCAATTTATTGTAGCTGGTGGCGGCAGTGCTATCCGTACATCATGGGATGCTCTCAATTGGACTTTACAAGTTACCTCCCCTGCTACGGCTAATCTGACCTATATTGCTGCCAGCGATAAATCTTTTATAGCCACATCGTCAAGCCCTTTTCAGGATATATACCGCTCCACTACGCCTGTCACTTCAATCAACGACATGTTCGAGTCTGACGGTGAGAGCGATTTTTCAGTGATACCTACTATCGGTCTCGCTTCGGCTAGAGCGGTCGCTAATGCCCAGGATGCTTCCGCAGCTCCAACTATAACAGTAATTAATACCGTCAATGTACCCGAAGAGATTACGGGTAGGATTGTTCTTGCGTCTAGCTTGAATAATTTATTCAATGTGACTAATGACGGTGCGCCTGCCACCAAACCCATGCTAACTTATGTTGGGTTTAACCCAGGTATATTTTTATTAAATGGTTCAGCGGCTATTGATAACGTGGGTGGTGCGTCTGTTGGGGGTGCTATGGGATTCTTTTTGAATGGCATACCACTATTAGATTCATATATTGCTAATATGAATATTATAGAGCATATGAGCATTTCAAGATCAATCATTGAGTTAAATACTAATGATGAAGTAACATTTGGGGTGATAAATGAAACCAATATCGGCGACATGAATGTAAGTACGCTTTCAGTAACTATTGTTCAAATTGGTTGAATTTAAAATAATTAGCTATGGAATGGAAAAAGCTATCAATTATATTTGCCGTGATTGTGGGTATTTCCACATTAATCAATATTGTTTTATCTATAATTGTCCCGAGATCAGAAATAAAATCAATGGAGCATGACATTTATTTGGAAATCAATAGAATTGAAATAAAAATGATGGAAAATGATATTGTAAGAAGAGAAGAGCAAAAATGCTCATTATTACATAATGATATAACAGAGTTTAGGGAATGTATTTCATTGATAAAGCATAACGAAGCTCTTAGGTATATGAGCAGGAATAAGTAAAGATGCCACCTCAATGTTTTAAAATAAGAAAGAAAAAAAGACAATATTGCATTGGTGATTTGAGGGATGAGATTATATTGCAAAATAGAGCAATAACACCTCCATTTAATGGTATTGGGTTTTCTGAAACATTCACCAATCAAATAACTATATTATCAGCGATTGAGACTATAAGAGGAAAAGTATATTTTGATGGTGTTGGAACAGAAACACCTATAACACATGAAATAGGGTTTAGGTTTATTGAAGGAATTACTGCCGAAACATGGATATTATACGATGAGAGGCGTTTAGATATATTGAATCTTGAAGATTTAGACGAAAGACATGGCTGGTTGTTGGCGCAATGCACGGATAGAGGGCTAGAAGTTAGAGAAGCATCACAACTATGAAAGTTAAGGTTTTACAAGATCCTGAAAATTTTAAGGTGTACCATAAATTGAATGGTATAGAAAAAATGACAAAACGTGCCGTTCGTCAAGGGATGTTCAGATGGGCTAAAGATTTAAAAATAGTAGCGAACAAAGCTATATTAGCTAAAGATAAAACGGGAAGAATTTATAAAATAAGAACAAAATCAGGAAGAATGAGAACACATCAATCATCTGCTCCAGGACAAAGCCATGCTAATTTATCAGGCGATTTAAGAAAAAGTATAGGGTGGAATGTTATAGGTAGTGATAGATTAGAATTTGGGTATGGATTAGATAAAGTAAAGAAAGCGCCAGAATATGCGCAATGGATAGAATTTGGAACTGAGGCCAATGAAGCTGGCCATGTAAGGTTAAAACCCAGACCAAGTATACAAAATGCTATCACAAAAACACAAGGAACTGCGGAAACTTATTTTAATGATGAAATTAAAAAAATAAATGAAAGCTGAAGAAGTAATAACATTATTGCAAGCATCATTACCTACTATCAATAATTCATTTAGTGATAATTTTGTTATTTCATCTATAGAAAATAACACAGGAACTACCGTCACAGTTATTACATTAGACGACAATGGATTTTCATTGGGACAAATGGTATTAATATCAGGGGTTAACTCTAATGTTGTTATAGATAGTTTAACTAGGTTACAAGACGTTGGAACACTTATAACAAATACAGATCATGATGTAACGAATGGTTTAAAAATTATAGAAATAAGCGGCTCTATAGAACCTGAATTTAATGGAACTTTTACTATAATAAATGTACAAAATAGAAGAACGATAACTTTTCAAATGATAAATTCCGGTCCAACGGTTAGTACAGGATTTCCTATTTTAGTTAATGGGGAATCGATTTTCAGGGGATATAATGGAATCCAAACAATTTCTAATATTGTAAATACAACAACATTTGAATACGAAATAACACAAACAGGATTACAGCCAGGAACAGGTAGCGATATGTTAGCTATTCAAGGCGTTAGGATAGTCGGAGGCGCCACAGTAGAAAGATGTGTGGAGGCTTATACAAAACAAGAAACATTACAAAATTGGTTGTTTGTAGTGTTGGGTGATGTGACAGCATCAAAAAGCAGACATATATCTGAAGATGGTGTTTCAAATCAACAACGTGGTCAACAAAACATAGGATTTTATCAGCAAATAATACAAACACTTTCTATTTATGTTTTTTTACCTACGGCAGATCAACTTTCAGGAAGAGCGGCGCGGGATGAATCAGAGGAAATTTTCAGAGACATATGCAGGTCAATTTTGTTTTATAAATTTGATTCTAATTTGTATGATAAAAGCAAAGGTTCATTAGCAGTTGAAAACCACGGATTATATGCTTATAATTCTGCATACTATGTGCATCAATATAATTTTGAGCAGACAGTTGATTTGACCTATGAAGATACGGTAGGTGCTAACGTAGACGTTGCTTTCAGGGATATAGAATTAATACTTAACCAAACAACCGGGAATGAGCCTTTCACAGCAAAAATTAATTTGGACGAAATACCACTATGAAGCAAATAAAAATAAATAAAGATTTCCTAAATTATAAGAAAGGACAACTAATCAATGTGGAAGTTGATAGCTCTGGAATTGTATTGGAAAAGTACTGGAGAAGTAGATTAAAAGATTCTCATTATGATAATTGTTGCGAACTAGTAAGTGAAAGTAAAAAAAAATTAAAGGAGAAAGATAATGACTCAAATATCTGAGCCCGAAGTAACAGTAAGTATAATTAATGCCAATGTTATTTCTCAAAATGATGCACAAAAACTGCTATTTGTTGGTCAAAAAACTTCTGCTGGTACTGCTACTTCGGGAGAATTAATCCAAAATATATTGAATGATGGGGCTGAAGATACGCTTTTTGGTGAAGATTCAATGCTTGCCGCTATGATAAGAAGCGCCAGGAAATTAAATAAAATTGTTCAATTCGATGCAATACCACTTGATGATAATGGAGCGTCCGCACCCTCTATAGGTGATTTTGAGATTACCGGTTCACCTGAAGAAGCAGGAACTATAACATTTAGTATTGGATCATTATTGAATAACAGTTATACCGTTAGTGTCTCAGCTTCAGACACACCGGTAATCATAGCCGTTGCTTTAGTAACACTAATTCTTGATGATCCAACATGCCCTGTGGAAGCTGGAAATACTGTCGGTACTGTTATTATGACTGCGGTTAATGAAGGAAGTTATGGTGATGGCTTGGGGTTGGCTGTTGATATTAATGTCCCCGGAATTAGCGTTGGCCTTGTTGGAATGGCAGGGGGCGGTGCAGATCCGGTAGTAACCAATGTATTTGATGTGGTTGGTAACAATAGGTATCAAGGTGTAGTTTGGCCTTATACAGATGTATCTGTTTTAACGACATTTTTAGATGAAAGGTTCAATGTTGATGATGACGTTTTGGATGGAGCGGGTTTTGTTTCTGTAACTGATCTATTATCTAATCATTTAACCAGGTTGCTCCCTTTAAATAGTGAAAATCTTGTAGAGATATGTGATAAATTTGAGAACACTGCTACATTGGTTGGCCCTTCAATGCTAGAAATTCCCGTCGTCAAAGCCGCTCAGTTGGCTTCTATACGATCTTTGAGGCTGACCCCTGACGCTAGCATTGCCAACTTCGTTATAAGCGCTAACGGCGCGCTGGATGCCTTTGGTGGCCCTGCGTTGGCTAGTAAGCCTTATGCAAATACACCCTTCACTAATTTACCTTTGATTCCAGTCAATTTGGGTTTCACTGATACATTAGAGGTTAAGCAAATTCAAGAATTTGGTGGCGCTGTATTAGGAAACAACACCGCACGAACAAGCGTTATTATAGGAAGAGTCCCAACGACTTATAAAACAGATGCTGCTGGAAATGCTGATTTGACTTTTGCCTTTCTTAACTATCGGGATACCGCATCAGGAATAAGAGAATATTTTTTCAATAATCTAAAAAGTAGATTTGGTCAATCAAGATTAACTGAAGGGAATGCTATCCCTGGCAGAGACCAAGTAAATGCCAATACTGTTAGAGCATTTATAGAAAGACTATACCTAGATTTATCTGGTGTAAATTTTGTCTTAGTGCAAAACGGTGATACGGCTATTCAATATTTCAAAGATAATTTGAGTGTTACCTTGGTGCTTTCTACTGGATCAGTAACCATACAAGCTAAAACTCCTATAATTACTCAATTGAGAAGAATTATATTTCCTATGCAAATTTCATTTTCAACCGGAGGATAAACCATGGGCACTCGTATAGCTGATGCTGAAGTTAGAGTAAATAACGAAATATGGCCTATTGTGCCAGGATCAGTGGAGTTCACAGAAGGGCAAGGTGAGCAATCTATTGAGGCTGCGTCCACAGGTGGTGGTGGTGTTGAACAAATTTACACTTATGATGTTACTACTAATTTTTCAATGGTGAAGTTTGATGTTTTTCCAACTCCTCAAACATTGAAAGATTCAAAAATCATCAAATCTAATAGAAATAATAATGTTGTGGAGCTTGCCGCTTCTACTGTAGATGGGAACTTCACACGGACATTTACACAAGCCGCTGTGTTGAATGATCCAGAAAAAAAACTAGGCGTGGATGGAACTTTTAGTATGGAATTTAAAGCCAATCCTGCCATTTAATATGAGGTTAATTTATGTCAGATCATCGTTATATGCTTGTCGGTGAATTAGATTATGCATTCAAAGGGAATATGGAAAAAGCACAATTTATAGATTTATCAATGCCAAGCGCTAAATTTTTAACTAATCTCGCACCTATTAGATGTGAGGTTATGAAAGCTATTCAATGGTCTCAAGAACAAAACAGTGTTACGCAGCAATCGTCGACTCAAGATAGTGAAAGCGAAGAAGATAGTGGGCTTGATCCAGTTGCCATGATCACAACACTTGAATTAGCAAAAGGTGTGGATATTGTAAAAGTATTATTGAATGTTAAAGCAATAATCATATCTAAAGGAATGGCGAAAATTGATGGTGAAATTAATTTAAATAATTCTGTATATGATAAAATGTCATTGAAAGATATTTATGGAATAACGGGTAAATTTATTGTTGATTTTACTATACCTTCTCTTTAATAAAAGAAGAGAAGGATTTCATAAAAGAAATGCTATGGATAGTTAAGTTTTACGAGGGCGGTTTATCATTAACAGAATTGCTTGACATGTCTTTTGATAAGCTATTGATTGTTATAGAAGAAACAGAACAAATAGCGAATCATGTAAATGGCAAATAAGATATCGTTCGTTGTTATTGCAAAGGATGCTTTTAGCAGTGTATCGCAAAAAGTATCCCTAAGCACTAAAAGAATGACAAAAACTTTCGATTCTTTAGGTAGCAAACTAAAGGTTGTTAGTTCTAAATTTGGTGCTCTCGCTACTGCTGCCTTAGGTTTTGTTGGGATAAGAAAGTTTTTTAGCCAAGGCATTAAATTTCAAGATTCAATGGCGGATTTAGCGTCTATAACCGGATCAACAGGAAAAGAATTAAAATTCTATTCCGATGAATCGTTAAGATTATCTAAAAAAGCCAACATTTCAGCAGCCGAAATAGCTATGGCTTTCAAGCTTGTAGCTTCCGCAAAAGCAGAACTATTAAAAGACCCCAAAGCATTATCCAATATCACGGAACAAACGCTACTCTTGGCTAATGCGTCAGGGATATCACTAGCCGAATCCGCACAGATAGTAACAGAATCTTTGAATCAATTTGGTGCTTCTGCTAAAGAAACAGCAAGATTTGTCAATGTATTGGCAGCAGGATCAAAATTTGGTGCTTCTGAGGTAGCGCAAACCGGTGTTGCTGTTGTGCGTGCAGGTGTTGCAGCTAAATTTGCAGGGGTAGGATTTGAGAAAGTTAATGCGGTTCTGCAAGTTTTATCATTGCAAGGTGAAAAGGGCCAAAGAGCTGGCACAGCTTTAAGAAGCGTATTTCTTAGGCTTGAATCTTTGTCAAAGAAATTTGATAAATTAAAACCTTCCGTTGTTGGTTTGGATACTGCTTTAGAAAATTTACATAAAAGAAATTTGTCCACAAAGAAGAAAACAGAACTATTTGGTCAAATGGCTGTTGCAGTTGGCAGCATGATGGTGGACAGCAGAGAAAAAATAAAAGAAATGAATAGTTCCATTTCTGATACTTCTATTGCTTCTCAACAAGCAGGAATAAGGTTAGGAACGCTTGGTTCTAAAATTAAAGCAGTAGAAATAGCTATTAACAATGCATTAATAAAAACATTTTTAAAATTAAGTGAAAGCGATGTTTTTGAAAAAATTGCTGATGATACAGTAAAATGGATTGAGTCATTTGATGAAAAAGATATGGAACAGGTTGCAGAATCAATAAAAGACATCGCTGCAGCAATGCAGCTTTTAGGTCAAAGCTTTGCCTTTGGATCAAGTAAAATACTTACTGTAAAGGATTTATTATTAGATGTAGGGGATGCGTTGTTTGGTATTGATGATGGATTTGAGAGAATTAGAAAAAGATTTGCTGGTAAGAGCGGCGTTGATGTGAATAAACCTATTTTCAGTGACGATGTTTATCATGTTACAGGAAGAGATCATATAACATCAGGAAGAGAATTAAAACTATTTTACATGAATCGCCGTAAACAAGCAGCGATGGACAAAAAGTTAAACGATAAACTAATATCAATGGGTTTACCTTTAGACTTTTTTCCTGAACACGTATCACGACCTATGAGAGAAATTATGTCATTAACAAAAGAAATGAAAGTTCATTTAGATATAAATATATCTAATGAATCAAATTCAAAGGTACATACAATGGTAACAAGTGAGGAAGATAACGACTTCAATATTGGAGTTAATATGGTGCCTTATTCTCTATGAACCTTCTCGAAACAGCATTTCCTGCATCTTATAAAGAAGTTGGTTTTTCAGTAGACGGAACAACCACTACTGGTGGAATTAAAAACGTTAAACATGTTTTTGTTAATAGTGACAATCAAAATATAGAACTGTTAGGTGTTAAACTAAAAAGCTACCCAGTAAGAGCATTTATAAATAATACCAAGGATGAAGCTTATAAGTTAAAAAGAGACAATTTAGTAAAAGTTCTTGATGATCAAGAAAGTGGAAAATTAGTTCATCCATTTTTAGGAATAATTGACAATGTTATAGCAACAGAATGGACTTTAACTGAAGATTTCAGACAATTTGGAAAAGCAAGGTTTACTATTCAATTTGAATCAACGTTGCCACAAAGTGTTCCCGAGGTAGCATCCAATTCATTAAGTCAAGTGCAAGAAAAAGAAAAAGATGTAGCAGATGGGACGAAAAAGGACACTGAAGAAAATTTCTTAATTACATTCAGCAAAAATATAAATGACTCGATATCTCAAGTTAATTCAATAGTTGAAGAAATAAATAATAATTCCAATCTATTTTCTATAACAGAAGACCAGGTAAATATTTTCAATAATCAAGTGGGACAGTTGAGTGCTAATGCTGCAAATTTAGTAAGAGACCCCGTGGCGTTAGCATCATCATTAAATAACGTTTTTTCTACTATTTCAGGAATGTACGTTACTGTTGAAGCTGCCTTAGGTGTTATGGCTAATTTCTTTAATTTTGGTGCTGATGATATACCTATTGATGATAACACAATTTCTAATATTGAAAGAAAAAAGAATAGAAAAATATTAAACGATAATATCAATGCTTATTCTTTGGCTCATGCTTATACATTAGCAAGTCAATTAGACTTCACTACTATAGAACAACAAAACGAAATAGCTGACGTTCTTGAGGAACAATATCAATTTATTATTAAGGATGATGTTATAGAAAATCTTAGTGGTGTTGATGAGTTAATAGGTATATCAACTGATACTAAGTTGGAAATAACCGATCAAAGAGGAGCGGTTGAGAATCTTTTTGATGATAATAGAATAATACTTGGACAAATAATAGAAATCATTACAACAGAGATAAGCACTAGATTATTATCTTATCAATATTATGGTGATTCGGAATTGGGAGAAGATATTGCAAATCTAAATAATATAAGTGACTCATCTTTCGCTAATGGAACTATAAAAATAATTTCATCATGAGTATTATTATTGAAGTAAATGGAGTTCCATATAATAATTTCCTAAAAGGAAGAGTCAATATACGTTTGGACTCGTTGTGCAATACTTTTCATTTTATTATAGCGAAAAACGATAATTCTGTTTTACCATTTTCTGTTAGTGACAAATGTAAAGTACTTGTAAATAATGTATTGGTATTGACTGGGGTTATTGAGGTATTAGAAGTTACATATGATAAAGATAGTCATACTTTAGATATTTCAGGAAGGGATAATACATCAGATATAGTTGACTCGTATATTGATAATTTATCCGATATAGGAAAAGGTGTTAGTTTAAAAAACATTATTGAAAAAATTATAGAAGATATTGGATCTGACGTAAAAGTATTGGAAGGCACTGAAATAAATGAAACAAGCAGGAATGAATTTGACACAAATGATGTTGCTTCCCCAGAACCCGGGTCTAGTGCTTTTGAATTTATAGAGCATTTAGCAAGACAACGACAAGTTCTTTTAACGTCAAATGGAGATGGGAATATTGTTATAACACAAGGGAGTCAAGAAAAGTTAGGTAATGCAAAATTGCAGTATATAATAAATGGAAAAG